ATGCTCCTATGGAGCAGTGACGCCGCGGCATTGGGCCAATGGGCGGTCAATCCGCCCGGCCGACCAAACGGCTGGCAGGGGTGGGAAGATCCGGAGCAATGGCACGAGATCGCCGAGGTGACCCATTGGGAGGACATCGACCCGCCGGAGTAATCTCGATTGGGCCCGACCGATTCCCCAAGCGGCCGGGCCCGCCCGCTCTGGTATCGCGATCGACACCGAAGCGATATCACATAATTCACGCCGTCTGCGTATCAGCGCCATTGCTACCCGACCATCCTTGCGGCTGTCAGGCCGGAGGAATTAATTTACGGGTAGCTGGAAATCCAGAGTTTCATCCCCATATTAAATGTATCGCGCCACAGCACCGCAAGGCGTGACTGAGAGACCGGCTTGTGCTCCCGCCATGAGGAGCAGCATTATGTCCGATCCTAAGAACCAGCCGGCTGGTGACCTCAATTATCTTCTGGCGCATGAACAGAAGTCAATTATGCGAGCGGAAGCCGCGACCCAGCCGGACGTTCGCGACAGTGAGCGTGAGGCTGCTCGCGGCGCTCGACGAGCTATTGACCTGACAGCGTTTCCTACGCGTGATCCACACGACTTCGACGCGATTACCCCCGCTCAGCAGCGTGCTATTGACCTTGATAGCGAGTTCGAGGCGTTGCAGCGACAAGTGGTCGAGACAGACCGCCTACTGGCTGTGGACTTTTCCGAAGGCACGGTCGGAGAATATTACAACACATTCCAACATCGCAGCCGGCTGGTCCGACAGGCTCGGGCTAGGCTCAACGAGGTGCGCAACCGCCAATCCTCCGCGCCGTCCATAGTGCTCGAAATGAAGGATCGACAATGAACAAGGAACCCGATCAAGGCGAGCATGAACTGATGCGCAGGCACGATATCAGGCGCATTCTAATCGCGCAGTATCTGTATAAAGAATATCGCTACTTCCAGTTATGCGATGCCGTTGCCCAATCCAGGCGAGATAAAGCTCAAAGCTTGGCAGATCTGTAGCTGACAGGTCGCGGTCTTGCTATGACCATCGTCACCGGAACTTTTTGCCCGATGCCAAATTGACGGCCCAGATTGAGTGGAGTCGTACCCAATCTCCGGCCTGCCGATCCATCCGCCCCCCTGGTTGGCAGGCCCGTTAACCTGCCCGCATCTCGCTGCTTGGCGAGGAAGCTGGGCATCATGCGCCCTCCCCCTCTTCCAAATAGCGCACCGTGACGCGCGTGTACCCCTCGACCGGGCTCTTGCCGATGCCCAGAACCTCGACCGGCCGGCCGGCGACCATCCCGGCTATGTCATAGGCGCCGCGGACGCTCGGCTTGCGGATAGCAACTGTCGCCTCGCGATCGGGCGTCATCGGTGACACGCCCGCCACGTCGTTGAAGAAGGAGAAGGCGACCGGGAACCGGCCCCCGGCGGCGATATCATCCGTCATCGTTGCGCGACCCTCAGGACATAGGTCCGCTGCCGCGTGCGCGACGGGACCGAGTTGGTGACAAAGGTGACCTCGACCGGGAAACTGGTGCCGCTTCCGTCGAATAGCGGGTCCGCCTGGCTGGCCGGATCGACCTTCAGCCACAAAAGGATCGCCGTGTTGTCGATCCAGCCTTCCTCGCCGGTAATCAGCCGATGGTCGCGCCCGTCGCCGGTCATGATCAGCAGCCCCGCGTCGATCGCCTCTGGCGACAACTCGATGGCGTAGCTCTGAGCGGTTTCACCCTTCGAGAGCTCAAGCATCGTGGACAGGTCGGCGATCCAGTCGACGATGTCGGCCGGGTCCATAGGCTCGGGCCATTGAATTGCATCCGGCGGCGTTGCCATGTCCTGATCCTTATCGAGCGATGCGGTTGGAAAGTCGGGAAAGGCCCCCGACGGCGATGCGACCGCGCGGCGTCACCAGGTGCACGCCGGTTTCTCCAGCCCCAGCCGCGACGTCGTCCCCCTCGACGATCGCGGCCGTGCCCTGCACCTTCACCCGGCCGGTGCCTGCGGCGTTGTCGTTGGCCTCCGTCAGCGCACCGGAGCCTGTAATCGGCTTCGTAAGGGCCTGGAGGATCGCGTTCGGCAGGCGTTCGTTGAAATAGTGGATGCGTCGGACATGGCCGTTCAGAGCCGACACGCCCGAGCCGCCCCCGATCGCCATACGATTGGCCGTCGGCACGGCGCCGCTGGTGTCAGTGCTCAATGCGCCACCGTTCATGCACGCGGCGAAGTCGTCATTCGCATAGGCCAGCGCGAGCGCATTACGCGAGCCAGCCGTGATCGACCCCAGGTTGGTGAACAAGAAGCTGGTAGAGCCGCCGGTCACGCCGATCGCGCGACCTGTCGATTGGCTATAGGCAATGATCCTGCTGCTTGCGGACCCCACATCCAAGGTGACGGCGCTTCGGTCGACCGCATCGAGGCCGACATTCCGGTCGAAGCTGACGATGAGCGAACCGGCATCCTGATTGTACCAGCCGGAGAAATCGGTGCCCGAGATCACCGCCGAATCTGTGGTGCGCGTGACCTGCGCCGCGCCGGTCGCGATATAGGAGCTGGGTGCCGTACCGGCCTCGACCGCGATCCCGCTGGCCTTGAAGCCGCGCAGGCTGTTGCCTGGATACTTGATCACGCCGCAGGTCGTAGTGGCCGAGGCTGACGTGGTGATCGCCATGCTGACCCGGTAAAGACCGCCGCCGTAGTCCTCGACCATCCCGCCATTCGCGGCGACTGGAGGAAGCACCGTGCCGCCAAGGTTGAACACGAAATCGTTCAGAGGGCTGGTGTTGGAGGGGCTTCCGAAGGAAGGCGGCCCGCCGTCGTCCATCCGAACAAAGATGCTGATCACCCGCAGAGAGGATGCGGGAACGGCATAGTTGTTGACATAGAAATAGGTCGTCGTCGGATTGGCATTCTGCAAGGAAAGCCCAGTCCCCGAGATCAGTCCGTCAAACGCAACGGCGCTGACCGACCCTCCACGCGAAGCCGGCAAGCCGGTCGCGAACTCGCTCTGGATGAGGTAGTTCGTGCGAGCCTCTTCGATCAGCAGACCTTTGGCTTCGCGCGTCACCGGATCATAGTCGTAGCGCGGCGCGCTGGCGGCGACGATCTGGCCGGCCGCATTGACCCTCGTCCCGTTCGCGCCGCCGGAGAAGGTGATGCGCGGGTCGGGCGTCTCGCTGGTGATGAAGTCGAGCGCGAGCGTCGGCACATAGGCGCTGCCGCCAGTCGCCGTATCGGCCCCCTCGATGATATTGGCGTCGCCCGCAATCACCACCATCGCCCGTTCTCCACCTCAATGGGAAATGGCCGGCGAGCAGCTCCCGCCGGCCGTTCGATCAGTTGCCCGAGGTCAGCGAGAAGCTGCCAATCGTCACTTCCTGCCCGGCGGTGATCGAGACGCTATCGAGCGTGATGTCGCCCCCGCCGCCGGTCGCGGTGATGGTGCCCTGAATGCCGCAGGTCGTGCCGTCCGAGGCGAAGATCGTCCAATAGCCGCCAGTGCCGGTCGCATCGGCGGTCGCGTCCGTCCAGGTGCCCAGCTTCGCCTTGCTGCCGCTCGACGCCGCCGCCATCCAGTCGGACGGGAGGGACATCGTCGCCAGCACCGTCCCGGTGCGCGCGTCGGCGCAGGTCGAAGGCTTGGAGCCGGAATAGATCTTGAGAATGGCCGACGTGCCGATCGTCGATTCGACGGCATCGAGGCGGGCGTTCTTGACCGCCGTCGAATAGTTCATGGCGGCCGTGGCCGGCGCCAGCGGCACGATGAGCAGCGCGGCGGCGGCGATCAGCGCGCACAGGTTCTTGATCAGCTTCATGGGATATTCCTCCGTTTCGGATGAAGTGGCGGCCGGGTGCGCCCCGGCCCGGCGTTTGAGGTCAGCGCTCGACCTTCCGCTGCTCAGCGATCCAGCGCTGGAGCGCGATCAGGTTGACGGTGTTCGCATCGGCTTCGAAGGCGAGGCCGAGGAGCGCGTCTATCGGGGACCGATCGGGAGCCTCGAGACCGCCCCCATGAAGTCCGTCTGCGCCGGCGGCATCATCAGGTTCGCGGGCGGCGTCGGGAACGCCGGGCACGTCCGGCTGCTCGCGACCACCTCCACCGGCGGGATCGGCTTTGGCGTCGCGGCGCAACTGGTCAAGGCGAGCGCGCAGAGCGGCAAGCTTCGTTTCATAATCATGGGAGACCTCATTGCTGATGGTTGCCTGAGCGGATTCGACGGCGCGGGCGTGCGCCTGGTCTGCGGCGGCGGCCTCGGCCGTCTTCTGCCGGACGTCGGATTCCAGTTTGTCGATGACGCGCTGGTCGATGGCCTTCTGCGCGGCCCGTTCGTCGGCTTTCACGCCATCGAGCCAGCCGGTGAACAGGAGGTAGAATGCGACGACGATCGCCGCGCCGAGCACATAGGGGATCAGCCGCCGGCACAGGGCCAGCAGCGCGTCTGCGGTGAACATGGGAACCTCCGTTGAGGGGTGGGCGTGTCGCGAGCGGCGATCAGGGCGTCGCGGCGGGGAGAGCCGGGTTGGACACGATGCCCAGACCGAAGATGTCGATCGTGCCCGAGACGGGCACGTTGGCGAAGAACGGGAATTGCAGCCGCAGCTGCAGGCTGGACGGCGCCGACGACTGGATGATGTTGGCGGGATAATAGGGCGTGAGCCGCCCGGTCGCATGCACCAGCGCGTCAGCGTTCGATGCCGGTGAGCCGACGCCGCCCATGATTGCGCCGTGCCCGGACATGCGCACGTTGAGGCCGTTGACGTCGGTCAGGTACATGTCGCCGTCGATCAGCAGCGGCACCGTATAGTCGTAGTTGGTGGGCAGCGGCGACACGGCCGCGTCGATGATGATATTGCCGGCCGCCGTCGGCGTGCCGCTGAAGGTGAGCCGCGTCGCCATCAGGTCGTTGCGGCCGAAATCGTTCATCGCAGGCTGATAGGCGACCTGCGAGATCGCCACGGCCATAGTGCCGCTCATCGTCCCTGAGATCTGGGGATAGGTGCCGAACAGCTTAGCTGACGGCCAGTTCGATGTGCCGGTGACGCCGCCGCCGCCGGACAGCGTAACCTGCCCCGACACCCCGCCGGTGTCACCGAAGCGTCCCTGCGTTCCCAGCAGGTTGCCGCGGATAGCGCGGGGCGACGTACCCGTCGGCGAGGTCGGGTTGGCATAGGCGTCGCCCGCGCCCAGGCTCAGGCTTTTCTCGCGGGGACGGCAAATCTTCGCCAGCACGTCGGCCAGGGGCTTCGCCATCTGCCATGCGCCATAAGCGCTCTCATGGAGCGCCGGATTGTCGTACATGACCGCGCCCGGCGCCTGGGTATTCTTGCCGAGCGGCTCGTAGACCGATGTCGTCGGGTCGATGAGGCCCAGCTGGGTGTCGCAGATGAACACGGCGCGATCGCTTTGGGCGAGCGCGCGCATCGCACGATTGGTGGCGATGAACTGTGCCGCCTGCCCCGCCGTTAGACTCGCACGCGGATCGATCGTCATCAGGATCAAGTAAGCCGCGCCTGCTGCTTTGTAGGCGGTCCACGCCTTGCGGATATTGGCGATCGTCGAGGCCGCCCCGTTGTCGTTGGTGACGGTGAGGTCGTTCGTTCCGATTTTCAGGATGACGACCGGGTTGTGGCCCATGGCGGCGATCGCGGTGATGCGTGCGGCAGCCGTCGCCAGGCGCGCGGCCGAAGTCAGGCCCGTCGTTGAGCTCGCGCCATCGCTGGTCGACGAGCCGATCGCGAGGTTATCGGCCGCGGGATCGAAGATGAGATCGAGCGGATAGCGTGCGAGCGCCCAGAACAGCGCCGATCGGGAATTGTAGGCGGCGACGAGCTGGCCCTTGCTGTCGCCCTCGACCATGAGGTGGATCGGCTTGTTGATCTGGCCGATCTGGGCACCCAGTGCCGCATCGGCAGCGTACAGCTCGTCGAAGTTGCTGTTCGTCTTACCGAAGGCCGCGCGGAGGTTGTCGCCCGTGCCGTCGTTCGCGGCCGCGCCGATGTTGATGGTCTGCTTTGCCATTAGGCCATATCCCCGGTGAGAGTGGTGTTGTCGGCCGTGACGCTCGTCCGGTCCGCGCTGGTGCCGTCATCGTTCAAGATGATGCCGGTCGCGGTCCTGCTGCCGACGCCGGTCACGGTGAGTGTCAGGAGATAGCTTTCGTCGAACTCGGGCAGGAGATCGCCCTGGATGCTCCAGGTCAGCGTCTTGATGGTCTCGCCGGGGGCGAAGGTGCCCGACCCCGAAGGGAAGACGCCGCCGGCGAAATCGCTCGCGCTCGCGGGGCGGACGCCCGTGCCGCTGATCGACCAGATGAAGGCATAGGAGCCATTGGAGCCGTTGCGGTTGAGCGTGGCCGTCGCGGTGCGGCCAACCGTGCCGCTGTTGCCCTCGGTCGCCGGGGTGATGGCCGATAGCGATATGCTCGGCGGATTGGCGGGCAGGTCCGCCTGGTTGACGCGCACGATTTCCTTGCACAGCTCGAAGGCAGGCGAAACCGTCAGCGCGCTGTCCGCCCCGTCTACGTTCTCCGGCCAGCCGAACGCCTTGCCCTGGGAATAGCGGATTGCGCCGCTGGGGTAGATCGTCCGGGATGCAAAGAGATCGTTGTTCTTCGGGTCGGCGGCCATCCGAAAGAGCGCCTGTCCGGCGTCGTCGTCATCTAGCAGCAGGTTTGGTTGCAGGGTGCCGTAGTCGACGCCGGCCTTATGCTTCTGCTTCGCGCCGACAAGCGGCTGAAACTCGATCTTCGCCGATACGGGGCCGATCGCGCCCAGCTTCTCGATGCCGCCGACCTCGACCCAGGGCAACGCGGCGTAGTCGGCTGCTGTCTCGGTCGCCGGCAGCGTGGCGGACAGGGCAAACGTCGTGCCCGAGGCGCTTCCCATGGCGATGCTCCTCAGCGGTCGAGAAAAAAGGCATTCGGGTCGCGCCGATGCGAAGCCATGATCTTCGGGCAGGCTTCGTATGCATGGTCACGACCGCCGCAATAGGTGCAGCGCAGGTGGCGGCGCGCGGAGGAGCCGCCCCAGGTCTTTGGACAGAGCCGCCGCTGATGGCGGTCGCTCCCGCAATATGAGCACCTCATGGCTCATTCCTGCCGCCGATGCTGCCGCCGATGCCGCCTGGTCCGTTGAAGTTGATCCGGGCGCCGAGCAGCGTCACGACCATGGCGACGAAGGACAGACCGAGCACGATCAGAAGGCCGGTGATGGCATGATCCTTGAGGTCCAGCAGGCGCAGGACGATCGTTGTGCAGTCCTCGGCGACCGGCCGCGTGCCCGCCATCTTCGCCGCGTTGATCGGCACGACGCACCATCGCGCGGGCGTGAGGCCGTAGAGCTGCCAGACCAGCGTCGCACCCATGGCGAGTGCGCCAATCAGGATCACCCAGACCGTCCAGCGGAACGGCCGATCGTGGCCGCTCATGCCCCGAACCTCACCCACCAGCCCTCGGGGTGTCCGGGCGTGAAATAATCGGAGCGGTTGTCCCAGCCCTTCAAGTACATGGCGTCCGACGGCCGGCGGAGGACGAGGTCCTCGTAGTATTCCTCGCGCATCGCCCACCAGGCGCCGGCCAGGAACTCCTCGCCGCGTGCGAGACGCTTGGCGAAGGCGGTCGCGGTTTCGCCGCCCCGGCCGATGACACCATCGGTGGCGCAGTCGAGCAGGTCCTGCATCCGCTTGATCGCGGCCACCGGCCCGGCGCCCCAGCCGAAATCGAGCAGCGAAGCGGTCACGCGGGACCATGCGAGCCGATCGAGCCCGACATCGGAATAGAACAGCTTCTTGGCGATGGCACAGGCCTCGGCGAACGGCAGGCGCTCGATGTCGGCCATCGTCAGCGTCTCGACGCGAACCCCGCGATAGGCGGCCAGCGTACGGCCGGTGACGCCGTAGTTTGATCCCAGAAGAACCCCCACGCCCTTCTGGCCGGTGCTCCAGTTGCCCGCATCATTGGGGTGGCGCGACATGCCCCCCTCCCATCGCCGGATATAGTCGGCGATGAACTGATCGACGGTCATCATCGTGAGACTCCTCAGATTTCGGCCGCACCCAGGCGGCGAAGGTCGGCCTGCATCGGCTCGGGCGTTTCGGTCGTGACGGGGAAAGCGGCCCTCAGGAGCTGCTCGGCGAGGCTGAGGGCGGGGTTTCCGGCGTCGATCTTGCGGAGTGCCGACGACACCAGCTCGAAGGAGATGCGAAGCGCCCGCAGCTGCTCGTCGCGCGCCTCGTCCTTCGCCTCGCGGGCGCGCTCCTTGGCCTCGACATCGGCCAGCCGCCGTTCGAGCTGCTGGACATATTGCGACTGGCCGGCGGCGAGACGCTTCTCCCGCTCCTCCAGTTCGTGATGCCAAGCGTCGAGGCGCTCGTCGCGGCGACGCTTCGCGGCGGCCCGGCTGCGGAACAGCCATCCCAGCCCGGTCCCGATCGCGCCGATCGCCGCTCCGATCCACCCGCGCGCCACCTCTGGCGGCACGCCCCCGGCGTCAGCCATGCTTGTTCTCCCGATGATGAAGGGCCGCGCGACGGCGGGCGACGTGATCAGTTGGATCGGGCCGTCAGGCCGGGTATCCAGCCTCGATATCGACCGCGAACACGGCCTCGGCGGTGTTGGCCGCCTGGATGGCGTCGCGGATCGCGGCGGCGGCCTGCTGGCAAGCGTTGAGGTGCTTCTGGACCGCCCGATGCATAGCAATCATCGCGTGTGCATCGTGCGTGACGACCATGTCATCGGCCATGGTGAAGCCGACGGAAAAGGGTTCGTCGGCCGCGAGCGCGGCGAGCGCGTCGGTCGCATAGCCGGTGATCTTTCCCTGGCTGTCGGGATCTGTGTCGACGCGCCCCAGCATTGTCGCGCACCCGCCTTCGGCGTGGCTCTTACGAACATCCTTGGCGCGGGCCCAGGCCATCGCGCGGGCCTCCTCGATCGGCAGCGGCTCGATCAGCCAGATACGATGCGGCACCGACGTTCCGGCGAGCGAGGACCCAAGAACGCGCACATGCTCGGCAGGCGCTTCGGACTCGACGATCTCGACCAGGCCGACCTCGGCGCGCATGTCTGCGGTGACCTGGTCGGGCCAGCCCGCCGCAAACTGGATCATGTCCGGGCCTTCGCCGATCGTGAATGATCCGTCGATCTCGTGCCACCCGGTGGCGTCTTTATAGGCGTACCGCATCAGATCCTCAGCAGTTCGATGATGTAAGCGTCGTAGGAGCCGCCGGCCGTGTCCCAGCCGAAGCTGAAGCCCTGCCCGTCGTAGAGCGGCGCGTCCGGTTGCAGGCGGTCAAAGGCGAGCAGCTGGGTCGCGACGCTGGGGATGGCGGCGCCGTTGTAGAAAGTGCGGCCGCCCCACCGATCGAAGCCGCCCGGCGTGGCGGGGGAGACCTCGGCGAAGTTGGCTCCGACCGAAACCGTGGCGAGCAGGAGGCCCGCATGCGACGGGCCCCGCGCGATGCCCGTCGTCGTCATGCTGTTGCGGGCGCCGCTGGTCCCTATGGTCTTCGCCAGTGAGAGGCTGTTGACGCCGCGATACACCGCGACGGTGCCACCGCGCGCGAACGTCACGCCAGATCCGATGTCGCCAGCTGCTAGCAGCTTGCTGCTGATGGCGGAGCGGCCGCCCGAGCTCACTGGTGTAAGACTGGTCCAGCCACCGGCAGCGCTGTGGCCGGCCAGATAGAATGAGCCGAAGCCGATCGCGAGATCTCCTGCCCGCGCACCGATAGACGCGAGCGCCGCGCTGGGCACGGAGCCGTCGCCAGCCGTCAGCGTGCCGATCCGACGAACGTTTATCGCCGAAGGCGTCAGGAGGCCGCTCGCGAAGGGGAACATCAGCCCGCCACCTCGCCCTTGCCGAAGCCCATCGTGACGGTGAGGTCGTCGTTTACGATGCCCGTGAACTTGTCGACGGCATTGGCCGCGGTGCTAAGCTGGGGAACGACGCCGAAGAAGCGCAGCGCGGCACCATAGGCGAGCGCACGATTGCCGGTGCCGTCCTGCCTCACCTCGATCGTGAAGCTCTGCCCAGGCCGGCCGCCGGTCACATTGAGCACGGCCGGGCCGGTCAGGGTCGTTTTGAAGTTCACCCCGGCCGAAAGGTCGATCGAAATCGTCGATGCGTAGGGTACCGTCACCCAGGCGACGGCGTCGATCAGCGCCTTTGGCGTCAGCATCGCCTCAATGGAGGTACCTGCGCGGACATCGGAGGCGGTGGCCGCCGGGCTTAGCACAACGGGGGCGGACGGCCCGATATTCCAGTCGGTGAAGGAGCCGCTCCCGAGCGTCTTGCCGACGGCGATCGCCAGTTCGCCGGTCGCCGCATTGTAGGAGGCCACCTGCCCGTGCATCCAGACGCCGGTCGCGCCGGTGGCGGCGGCGAGGACATACATGTTGGCGCGGAAGCTCTTGCCAGTCTCGACGAAAAACGTCTTCGTGCCGGTGCCGACCGTGACATTGGTCGTGCTGTGGCCGTTGACGGCCGGAGCGTTCATGGCGCTGGTCGCGGCATCAATCGCGGCGGCGAGCGCCGCGTTCATCTGGTCCACCAGCGTCAGCAGCTGGCTGACGAACAGCACCAGCCAGAGAAGGAATGCCTCCATTTTGGAGGAAAAGGCGGCGCGGCCCTCCGACCGCAAGGGCGGGTCGGGCGGCGCGGTCAGCGTCGTCATAATGGTCTCCGATCAGGTGAGGCTGCGCAGCGTCCAGCTGAAATAGCTGACGTTCTCGGATGCGAAGGTGAACTCGAAGGTTCGCATGAAACCGAAGACCGTGAGGGTGTCGTATTCGCCCTCGACGATCCAGATGGACGCCTTCGCGCGGCGTGCGACGATCGCCTGATACATCGCGTCCGCCTCGGAGGTGTCGATCAGCGACTGACCCTGCAACGTTCGCGCAAAGGGGCGCTCGTCGATCTCGATATTGCCGAAATCGTCCTCGCGGACCTTGCTGAAGTCGTTGCCGCCCAGCTTCACTCCGGCCTCGGTGGTGCCGAGATCGAGTTGCCTTCCCACACCCAGCGTGCCGCAGCTGACGGGCCCGCCTTCGTCGGCGCCGAGCAGTGTCACGGTCAGCACGCCGTCGCTGTAGGCCGGGATATCGAGGAAGCGCAGACTGGAGCGGACGCCTATCGGCTCAAAGAAATAGGTCCAGGCGTCAGTGATCGCGTGGCCGCCGGCATTGGTCGATTGCGTCTGGCTATAAACGAGCGTTCCGTCGACCGTCATTTCAGCGGTCACCAATTCGGCATCCGTGTCGAGGATGACCAGCGCGTCGATCGCGCCGGGTGCCAGCACGATGACGATCTCGCCAGTGCCGACGGTGGAACTGCCGACGCTCTGGTCAAACATTGCCCAGGCGTTGGTCGGGCCGAGATAGACCCACCAGACCGGCACCTTGCGGTCATCCAGCAGCGGGTCGTGTCCCGAGTTTGCATCCTGGAGCGATTCGAAGCGCTGATGTCCCCGGATCACCTTGTCGCCCTTGGCGAAGGTCGTTGGCGCATCCCAGCTCGGATGTTCCGTTTCGGCGATCGACGTGCTGGTCAGGTTTGCGTCGGTGACGTCGGTCGGTCGGATCAGCTTCATGCGGCCTCCACCACCGTCACCGCGAGCGTGCCCTCGCCTTCCTCGGAGGCGCGCTGCAGCGTCGCGTCGATTCGGCCGGCGCTGCCGGCGATCGCCGCGAGCTGAGCCCGCATCGCCTTCCGATCCTCGGCCATCTCCTGCCGCAACTGGACGATTTGCTCGCCGAGCTCGCTGGTCGAGGACGTCGAGGCCACGGCGGCTGCGGCCGATGCCTGCGCCATCCAGTCGGCGGCGGCTGCACTGTTGTCATTCGTGGCCGCCGAGGAGGAAACGCCGCCGTTGATCATGTCATAGACCGATTGCAGGCTGTTCGCGGTCAGCGCCTGGATGCGGACCAGCTCCTGGCTGCTCGTCGCCTCGGCGGCGGCGGCTTCCAGCAGACTCTTCGACAGGCCCGGCAGGTTCTTCGCCGCGTCGATGTCGCCGAGCCGGGCGGCGGCGAGCGCCGCGTTGAACGAGCCCTGCAGGCTGACGAACGATCCACCGGTGGCACCGGCCGGGATGCCGCGAATGCGGTTGATCTCGTCGAGGATGCTATCGCCGACATTGCCCCAGGCGTCGGCCAGTTCCTTCGCCTTCTGGGCGGCCTCCTGGGCGGCGGCGATCTCGTCCTGCTTCGCCCACACCTGCCGCTGGAGCGCCTTCAACTCGTCGGGAACGAGCGCAAGGTCGCGCGCGCGCAGCGCGGCGGTATTGCCGTCCAGCTGAAGAAGCTGGCGCTCCAACTGGTCGCGCTGCTGGCTGATGGCCGCCTCGTCGCGCAGCGCCTGGATGCGATCATAGAGGGCCCGGTTCGACGGATCGAGCGCATCGCGTTCCATCTGGCGAAGCGCGGCGGTGTTGCCCTCGGCCTCGTAGAGCTGCTTCTGGAGATCGTTGGTCTCGCGCAGGATCGCGGCGGCGGACGCCGCGCTCTGCCCGGCACTAACGATCTCGGCGAAAGCAGGCGCGATCTCCAGCAGGGTCGCGTACATCTGCTGGCCGGCCGCCGTCGTCAGGTCCTGTGCCTCGACCAGCGCGCGGAAGCTCGCGATACTGTCGGGCATCGTGATGCCGAGGCTATTGAAGACCTTGCCCAGCTGTGCGGTGCGCGCCGCCGCCTGCTCAGCCTCGCTGTAATAGGTCGAGAAATAGGCGCCGGCGGCATCCTGATATGCGGAAGCGCTGTCGAAATAACCCGCGATCGCCATGCTGGCGTCAATGCCGAGTGAAGTCGTCGACAAGCCGAGTTGCTCGAGCGACGTCGTAACCACGTCGACCGTGGAGGCTACGCGAATGAGGGTCTCGAAATAGCCCTCGCCGACCTGCTGGAACTTCTCCAGCCCGGCGATGGCGAACTGTGCCATCTTGTCGGCCTCGGCGCCGAACACGGACTCCAGTTTCTCGCGGATCTCGTCGCCCGACAGGCCCTTAAGGTCGATCTTCCCGATCGACACGACAAAGCCGTTGAGGCGTGCCGTGATGGTGTCGAGGTCGATACCCAGCGGCCCAGCGGCCATCTTGATGGCATCGCCGAAGCTGGTCAGCAGCAGCCCGAATTGCTGCTGGAGCGCGTCATCCAGATCACCATACTTCGTTGAATATTTTGAGCCGGTGCTGACGCCGAGGACCTTCTTCGTCTTCTTGATATCGGCATATGCCTGCGCGTCGAAACCGAGGCTGGCGATATCGCCGAAGGTCTGCGAACCGGCATAGATGCCGCTGCCGACGATGCTGGTCTTCGTCCCGAACAGGCCGCCGAGGAGCTTTTGCGCGAAGCCGAGGATGTCGCCGATCACGGGGATCTTTGCGAGCAGAGGCCCAACGATGAGCCCCGACAGGCCGCCCAGCACGAGGTTCGACAGCGTCTTGCCGATCAGCGGATTATAGCCCGTGTTGACACCGGACGCTGCGTTCGCGCCAATCCCGTCGGTTCCGCCCAGCCGAATGACAAGGTTCGTCAAGCCGCCGATGTTCGTCTCGATCGACTTGAGCGACGCGGCCATCTGGCGCGTGAACACGAGCGTCTCGCTATCGAGATCGCCGAGCAGGTCGAGCGAACGCTTAACGCTGTCGGATTTGGCCGAAGGATCGCCGAACACGGTGCCGGTACCACCATTGGTCTGGGGCGCCGCGCCAGCGCTGGCGCCACCGCTGAAGCCGAGCGACGCCATCACGCCGAGCATGGCGGCGACCGCAGGGAATGCGAGCGGCCCGAGGGTCGCGAACATGCGCGCGGCGCCACCTGCCACGTCAACGGCCGTCCGGGCGACCTGGACAATGGTCAGCGCCCGCTCGGCCACCATCATGGCGCGATAGCCCTTGCTGTTTTCGCCGAAGAAGCCTTTGGCGGCGTCGGTGAGGCCGATCAGCGACGACATCTGAAGATCGGCGGTCAGCTTGGCGCCAGCGGCCTGACTGATCTGCTGGCTCTTGACCTGCTTGTCGATCTCATCCTGCCGGGCACCATAGGTGCCCAGGATCTTGACCATGTCGCCCAGTGCGGCACCGCCACGGCCGAACGCCTTGGAGAGGCTGTCGCCGAGCGAATCCGCGAGATCGGCGGCGAGACGAAGCTGCTCGTTATATTGGGCGGTCTCGGCGTTCACCTTCTGCTGCTGGTCGGCGATATTCACCTGAGTGGCGACATAGGCGAGCGCTTCATCGACATTCCAGCCGGCCCGCTGCGCTTCCTGCCACGCCTTCAGCGTGGCGAGCGCGCGGACCCGCGCCTCGGTCGTGGCGTCGATCATGCGTTGCTCAAGTTGGAGGCGCTCGATCTCGTCAGCGGCGCCGGCTTGGGCGGCCAGGTACTGCGCGGTGCGCGCGGCATCGGTCGCGCGGTCGCGCGCTGCGCGCTGGTCCTCCAGCGCCTTGGTCGTTTTCACCACCTCATCGGCGAGTTTCTGCTGCTGCGCAGCCTCGATCGCGGCGAGCAGCGGCAGGTCCGCGATGCGATCGCGCACGAGATCGGCGGCGCGCTCAGCCGGGACCAGGCCAGTTGCGACCATCGCATTGACCTGTTCCTGGGCCCTGGCCTGATCAACCATCGCCGCGGTCGCCTTGTCGGCGTCGGCCACGCGCTGCGCGACCGCCAGCCGGATTTGCCGGTCAACGGCAGCATCGACGTCGGCACGCTGTTTGATCGCCTGGCTTTCCGCCTTCACCCGCGCCTCGGCAACCAGCGCCGCCGCGCCCGATACGCCATAGGCGCCGGCGAGCGCGTAGAGGTTCTTGATCTGCGCTTCGACCGCCGCCGCGTCGCGCGCCCGCTTCGCGGCTTCGTTCGCGGCCTTGCTGCCCTCCTGGGTCGCCTTCGTCGCGGATTTCTGCGCCGCCTCGGCGGCCTTCACCGCCTTCGCCGCGGCGAGATAATCGCGCTCGTACGCCTTCAGCGCTTCGCCGCCGAGCTTGTCGGCTGCCGTCGACCTCGCCTTGACCAGTGCGAGCTGGGCCTGCGCCTTCTCGAGCGGGGTCGTCGCGGCGGTAAGATCGGCCTGCAACTCGACGAGCTGCGACGCCGACTTGCCAGAGGATGCTGCCGCGTCATCCAACACCTTCGCATGCCTGGTCAGAAGCATCTGGTCCGATGCAATCCCGGCGGACGTCTGCGAGATTTGGAGCGCGAGTTTTTTGCCGAGTTCGGTCTGGGCGAAGAACGCCTTGCTCTGGGACGACGGGCCGGCCGCTCGATCATATTGCGCCTGGAGCTTGCCCAGCTCCTCCTGCTGGCGCTTGATGCCGTCCGAAACAGCGGCAAGGTTGGCGGCCGTCGCGAAGCTCTTCATCTGCTTCGCCGATTTTTCGGCGGCTTCACCCGCTTCGAACAGTTTCGCAACGAAGGGGGTCAGCACAACCAGGGCGCTGGTGATGACCAGACCCCAGGGGCCGCCGAGGATGCCGAGCAGGCCCTTGGATTCGGAGGACATCAACTGGATGGCCTGGATCGTTTGCCCGGCTTGAGAAGCGAAAATTTGCGTCGCTGAGGCGTTCATCGCCCACATCGTGGCCATGTCGTTGAGGTTGTAGCTCAGCTGCTGCATGCCGGCCTTCAGCTGGCCGGTGCTGCGCGTGACGCCCGTGGCGCGCTGAGCCAGCAGCGCCTGCGCGCGGGCGACCTCTTCGTGGCTGTGGCCCGCAGCGATCATCACGCGCGAGGCTTCCGCCATCTCGTGATTGAGACGATCCTGCGCCGCGGCGGCAGGATCGAGCATTTCACGCAGCCGGGCCAAGGCGACGGCGTCAGCCGCCGCGGCGGCCTCCTTTTCCTTCATGGCCGCGACGCCCTGGCGCACCTTGGCCTCGAAAATCGCGTGCGCCTGGGCGGCAGCGCGGACGGCATCTGCCTCCTGCTGCGCCACCATTGCGGCGTGCGCCTTTGCCTCGGCAAGCGCCGAAGCCTCGGCCTGGGCGCGCCGCATGGCGGCGAACTCCTGATCGTAGAGGGCCTGTTCGGCGGCGCGCAGGCGGGCCGCCTGATCGGTGAGCCCGGCCTGCTCCAAGGCCAGGGCCATGGTCTCGACCTTCATCGCGCGCAGCTCTTCGCGGGGCTTCCCGAAGGCGGCGCCCTGCCGTTCCAACGACCGGATCAGGCCATCGCTCTGCTTTTCGAGCTTGTTGGCCGCCTGGCGCGCCGTTTCCAGTTCGCGGGTCGCAGCGGCGCCGAAAGTCTTTACGCTGGCGGTGGCGTTTCCGAGATTGAGGAAGCCTTTCGCCAGCCGCTCGACCTTGTTGAATTCACTCAGCGCGTTCGCCGTCACCTCGTCGATGACGCCGTCGAGCCGGGCCAGCTCGACGAACGAATTGGCGATATCGATCGCAAATCCAACCTCAAGCGTCGGGGTGCCGTCAGACATGGGCGGTCCTCCCTTCGTTGCGAAGGCGATCAGCGCGGCCGATGCAATGCGCAGGTCAGGCGGTAACGGTCACAAGAATAGTTGTGACGCGGCGAGCGCTGTTCTCACCAATGGGGTTCGGGTTGCAGCTCGTGCAGGAGCCGCAACAGCGCTGGTCTAAGAATTAATAGGGAGCGACTGCGCGGTTAATACTGCCTCGCATCCCAGCAGTCCGGACATTCCTGGTCAGGATCGTGCGGGCAGCCTTTCGGCAGCTTGAGTGATCGGACCCAAGCCAAAAGCCGCTGCCACATGCTCAATCCAGCCCTGGTCACCGAGCGGCCTCCGCATCCCAATTACGGTTCGGGATAATGGACTATGAATGGTGCGGGCTTCAATACCGTAGTTCAGCCCAGCACCATCCGCAGCCGCTCCTCTTCCAGCTCGATGTCCCGCCGTGTGACCGGAGCGTGCCAGGGCGGCGGGGCGGTCTCACTTTCGGCGCGAACCGATTCCGCGAGATAGGCCTTCGACAGGCGGGCAAGCAGTCGACTTTCAAACGGAGGTAGATCGATGTGGGTGCGACGGCACCATGCATCGATCTCCAGCATGCCGATGGGCGACGGCGCGCCGCCCGTCGTCACGATGAAACCCATCTCCATCAGCCGGTCGACGATGTGCGGCGCCGGATTGGGCGGCATGGGCGGAAGCGACTTCCCCAGCTTCATCCGCTTGATCCGGGACACCCTGGGCTGGTCATCGGCCTTCTTGCCCCGGTTCGACCGGGGGTCCGGTTTCGGCGTGGCATGGAGCCACGCCAGATATCGGACGTAGAGGGTCAGTTCCCGGCCGAGCCGGGCTGCCAGTTTCCCGCGTCGGTCAGCGACTTGGTCACCTGCTTGTGGAAGTGGGTCATCTTCGGATCGCCATAGAACGCCTTGAACATTGGCGTGCCCTGGGCCTCGAAGCCGGGATAGGTGAAATTCTCGAAGGAGTGCGTGATCTCCGCCAGATCCTCGGCCTGCTCGGCATCGCGGATTTCCTTGGCGGGGACGGTGATCTTGCCGTCATTGTCCTGCATGCGCTTCATCGCGCGCTGCGTCTGGCGTGCCTCGACGCGGGCAAACTGCTCGCTGCCGGGTCCGTACAGGACGATGCGCATCGGCTTGCCGTCGTGATAGAGGTACTCGCCCGCGGCGCTCTTGAGATGGATCGGCGCGGTGTCCAGCAGGGCCTGCTGGGTGATGTCATAAGCCATTGGTGTTTCCTTCACGGGAGGGTGCGCCGACCCGCCCAGCCCCGTGAGAAGGGCGAGCCGGCGCGGTTCTTCGAGCTGGAGGCTCGAACTTAGGAGGGCGCGGCGACCTTGATGATCTTGCGGGTGAGCTCGATCGTCGGGGTCTCAGTCAGGGCTGCATCTGCGCCATCGACATTCTCGGGGGATCCGAAGACCGGACCGCCCGAATAGCGGATCGCGCCGTCCGGGTAGGTGAGCTTGACGCTCATCTCCGCCTTGTTGTCGGGATCGGCGAAGGTGCGGATGATTGTCTGACCGGCATCGGCGGCGTCGCTCAGCATATTAGGCTGCAGCGTGCCGTGGTCGGCCGACCCTTTCATTTTGAGCTTCGTGCCCTTGAGCAGCAGAAACTCGGTCTTGTTGACCGTCGCGCCGATCACGCCGAGCTTCTCGACGCCTCCGACCTCGGTCCACGTCAGTGCCGCATAGCCGGCGGCATCGCTGGTTGCCGGCTTTCCGGCAGATACGGAGAGCGTCGTGCCCGCCGCGGTACCTCCACCCATGTTCATTCTCCTTTGGGCGAGCCGGCATTGCCGGCGGGATTATCCCCGTCCCCGGGGATCTCGATCAGGCGGCCTTCGGCTGGCTCGCCTTGACGTCGGAGGGCGACGCCTCGCGCACGAGGCCCGCGACCTTGAAGTTGTGGAAGCGGCCCGGCTCCAGCGGGACGATCGTCCCGGCCTGAAACTCTTCCTCGGTGCCGGCATCCTTGAAGAAGCGGACAACGAAGGCGTCTTTCTTCTGGGTCGTCATGGTTTTTCTCCTGGTGATGATCAGGCCGCCGCGACGAAGCTGACGCGGAAGTCCTGGGTTTGCTCGAAGCTGTCGCCTGGGCCGTCGAGGTCGGGCCCGGTGCCCGCGGTCAGGATCGACACGCTGGTGCCGCCGCCGATGTCGCCCACGCGGCCCGCGCAGGCGGATTTGATAAGCTCGATGATGTCGACCTGGTCGCGATAGCTCGCGGTACGAACAGTCACGGAAACGCGGTCCGTGCGCAGCACGGTCGCGCCACGCTTCAGCGCCTGCCGCTCGATCACGCTGACGGTCTTCACGACGATCACGGGCAGCGGTCCGCTGGGGACGCGCCCCAGCTTGATCCCCGACGCCGGCACGATGGCCGTCAGCGGCGTATGGTCGCGCAGCAGCGTGACGACGATCTTCGCGCCGGTAATCCGGGTGGTGCTCATCGGTCCACACCTTCCGCGCCGGCCACGATCACGCCGGCGGGCGTGACGTGGTTGTTGATGTGAGCCTGCGCGGCCGCAACGGCCTCGTTTTCCTTGGTATCGAGCGCGGGCCGCAGGAACGGTTCCGGCCGGGCGCCCGGATGGCGCACCGTATCGCCAACGAATTGGCCGTTGATGACTAGGGACTCCGCACCGCCGATCTTGCCCGCTCGGCGGGCCGCCTTGTCGGCTTCGTTGATTTTGCGGATCGACCGTCCGCCGCGCTGGCTGTCATCGACGCTGATGAAGTGCGCCTCGGTGCCATATTCGAGCCAGCCAGCCTCTGCCGATCCCGGCCCGCTCGTCTGGATCGACGTGACGACCTTGCTGTCGCCGGCCTTCACCTTGACCTTGATCGAGTTCCGCACGCGGTTCGACTTGCATCGCTCGCGCGCATCGTCCGCAACGACGTTGCCGCCCGCACGGCCCGCGCCGATGAGCACCTTTCGGAGATCCTGAGGCGTCTGCTCAAGGATGAACCGCTTGACGTCGGCCCGCCCCCTCGCCGTAGCCATCAGGCGGGGTTCCCGGCCGGCCGATACTCCTCGACCATGAATTCCAAGCCTTCGAATCGGCCCAGCTCGGCCGGGGGCGTGACGATCTGCATGATGCGGGAGCCCATCACCAGCCGCATTTCGGATGTGACATCATCGCGATAATCCATGCGGACCCGCGCTGGCCGGGTCGCCACGACCGCTCCATTCGACATCCGCTCCCCGCGGCTCGGCAGAGCGTCGCGGACGCTGGCCCAGACCTCGTCCACCAATTCCCAAGAGCCGGACCCAGCGCCGTCGGCGCTGTCGTCGGCTACGGGGCGCTCGATGCGCACCCATTTGTCGAGCGAGCCGCGGTCGAGGCCAGACATCAGCCAAACACCAACGAAGTGCCGAGAAGCTCGGTGATGCTGGCAGCCGACGGGAGCTTATCGACGGTCGACAGCGATATGGTCTCCCGAAAGCGGTACATATCGCCGACAGCGAGCAGGATTGCCGCCTTGATCCGCGCGTCAACGACGTCGTCGCCCGCGCTGTACTGGACGCGCACCGCCTCTCGCCGAGGTAGCGTCACGGGCCATGCCTTGCCATAGGCTGGCACCAACTCATCACCGATCAGTTCGCAATCATTGAGCGGAATGCTCTGCTCGATGCCATCGCGATCGAGATATTTCACATTGAGAAGCGCGATGATCGGCCGGTACGGAAGCCGCAAAGCGCCGCCAGATGGGTCAGTGAACCTATCGCACCGCAATTCCAGCGTTTGTGCGCCGATCGCACGGCCGAGCCATCCGCCGGGGCCGTTGAACATTGCGGTGGCTGCCGCAATCATCGCCTCAACGTCCTCTTGTTCGTCGGCATTGGTGCGCAGGCGAAGGCGGGCGACTGCTTCCGCATAGGAAACGACGGGATCGGGAGGCGTCACGACAATCACGCGCATGTCGATCTCCCTGAAATGGGTGCGGGGCGACGCAAAGGGGAACGCCGCCCCGCGGTTCACGCCTGGAGGGGCGCTCAGTCGATCAGGATATGGAAGGTGCCCTTCTTGGCGTTGCCGCCCTGGGCGATACCGATCTTCACCCGATCATTCGCGATCGCGATCCGGTCCGCGACAGCGGTGCCGCCCGACGCATAGAGCAGTGCAGCGCCGGCCTGCGAATGGGTCGGCTGTCGCGGCGCGCGCGCGGCCGAGGCGTTGACATTGCTCTCGACCCACAAGTCGACGCCGGTGGCCTCCCCCTCGATCGTGAAGTCGACGCCGTCGGCGAAATCGGTCTTCACATATTCGATCTGGTGGATTTCGCCCGAGATGCGGGGCGACAGGGCCGCGGCGTTGCCGCTGGCGTCGGTGGTGACTTCGACGATGATACGACGCATGATATTTCTCCTGTGGCGCGAAAGCGCCGAATGAGGGTCAGTTATCCTCCGGCGTCGACGCGGCCTTTGCCTTCGGATCGGCTTTCGGCTTCTCCGGCTTGGGCTTGGCGTCCTGGCCTTTGGCGGGTTCCTCGACCGGAACGGCTATGCCGCGCTCGATGAGCGACTTTGCCTGGATGTCCCGGATATCGACGACCTCGCCGCGGCGAACCGTGCCGATGTCGTTGAGGAAGGTACGGGTAGCTTTGATCTTCATCGGGCCCTCCGGTGAGGGCCGGCCCGGTCGTAACCGGGCCAGCCGTGTTACGAGCTGAAGGTGCCGGTGACGAAGCCCTCCGGCCGCTTCACCGCGAGCGCCGCGCGCTCCTCGCAACGGATGGTGACCATGTTCTTCTCGAAGTCGTCGTTATTCTCGGTGGAGATCACGACGTTGGCGTCTTCGCGGTCGAACAGCTGCGCGCCGGTCTTGAACGGGCCGGTCAGGAACTCGCTTTCGAACTCGGGCACGTCCGTCGCCACGATCGGCAGGCCCCACAGCGTCGGGCCGGCGAGGCGCAGCGGGTTCGCCAGAACGTAATCGCCCACCTGGTTCTTGGTGAGCTCGATCTTCGCCCAATCGATGAAGTGCAGCACAAAGCCGTCCGCCGGCAGGCGGGCGAGCTGCGACTGCAACATCGCGAGACGAAGGTCGTCGATCGGCGTCTGGAACTCGACCGTGAACGCAGGGTCGAACGCCTGCGCCTGCGGCACGATGCCCTCGAGATGCACGCCGGTGCCATCGCCGAACAGGATTTCCTGCTCCTCGGCGAACTTCAGGCCGTAGCGCATTTCGGCATCGACGGTCGACTGCAGCTGGGCGAAGTCGTCGAGGATCTGTTTCGACGCCTTGAACAGGTGCGCGATCGTGGCAACCGCCGTGATCTTGCTGTCAAAGCTGATCGTCGACTCCGGCTTCTTCGTGTTCTCCGCGACGACCGCCGCATTGTTCACGAAGCCGGTCTGCTGAACCCAGAAAATGGCCGGCGATCCGGTGCGGCCGGGCGCGATCAGGTCGCGAATGAAGAGCCGGTGCTTCGGCATCACGTCGATGCCCGGGAGCCGCTGCGGCTCGACGATGCCTTCGCCGATATCCGAACTGATGAGCGCGTTCTGTACATCGCTGATCGAGATGTTGAGGCGCTGGCCGCCCTGGAGGGAAGCGGCAAATGCCTTCAGCTTCTCGCCGTCGGCGACCATCTGGGCGCCGATGGTCTTGATCGAATTGCCGCTTTCGCGGCCCGGTCGACGAACCGTGCGCTGCTCGACCTCGCCGAGCTGAACCTTCAGGGCATCGACGATGCCGACCAGCTCGGTCTGCTTCGTTGCCATCTCGTCGACGGCGGCCTTAGTCTCGTCCGCGAGCTTGCCCGCCTTCTTGACCTCGGTCATGGCCGTCTCGGCCTTCTTGGTGAAATCGTCGCTGACGCGCACGAGTTCAGCCGACACCTCCTTCAGGAGGGTCGCAGTGTCCTTGTCCGACATTTTGGTTTCTCCTGGGCGCTATGCCCGCATGAGCTTCAGACGGGCCAGCGCGAGGCTGATCCCGGCGGTGCCGTCATCGACGGCGGTCTCGACAGCGCCCGGCGTGTCGATGTCATCGCCAGCGCGCGGCTTGGCGGTGATTTCCTGAAATAGCGCGCGCCGCTCGGCGCGCGGCATGCGCTCGCCCTTCGCCAAGGCGGCGTCGATGCGGCGGAGCGGCGTCATCTCAGCCTTGGGGCCGTGCTTCACCGCGTCTCCCGGCAACAGCGCATCGGCGAACTTCTGCGCCACTGCTTCCTCGCCGGTCAGGAACGTTTCCTCGTCCATCATGGCGGCAATCTTGGCGCGCGTCAGGCCTGTCCGATCCGCATATAGCCCGGCCATGGCAGTATCGAACTGCTCCAGCTTGTCGGCGATTTCCCGCTTGTCATGGCGATTGCCGGCGTCCGGCAGCGTGGCGTTGTGGATCATGATGAAGCCGGCTTTGGCTATCCGCACTTCGTCCCCAGCCATTGCAACGACCGATGCCGCCGAGGCGGCGACGCCGATGACATTGATCTCGACGAAATAGGGGTGCTGGCGGAACAGGTTGTAGATCGCCAGGCCCTCGAACATGTTGCCGCCGGGCGAATTGATGTTGACGATCACGTCTCGGTCGAGCGCGCGCAGCTGGGCGCCAATACGCTTCGCGGTGATGCCCTCGCCCCAGATGTCCTCACCGATCGCGCCCATGATCGAGATGACATTGTCGGATTCGTCAGCGGCCTGGATCGTCTCGTCCCAGCGGGCCAGCGCGGTCGCCGATAGCTCCACCGCCGACGGAGCGATGACGCCGAGATCGAGGGCGGGAATCTTGCGGATCGTCATCGCTTGTTCTCCGGTGGAGCTGGCGGCTGCTGGCGCCCGCCGCGAGGCTGGCCCGCCATCGACAGAGGAATGAGGGTCGAGTTGATGAACAGGCTATCGGCGAGAGGGTCCGGATCAGGCGGAAGATTTTCCTTCCGGCGCCATTCGTTGGGTCGCAGACCGGCGTTCTGCATCATCTTCGACATCAACTCGGCGCGACCCTTACTGTCGGCGCGGAGAATGCCTTCCACGGCGAACTCAGCAAATATGCCGCGCGCTTTGTCGGCCGGGGTCAGAAGATCCTTTTTGATACGCTGCTCAATGCGCGTGAGGTAAGGACGCAGGCCCAAGGTCAGCCAGCCGAGAACGATCTGCTCGATACCGCTGCCCCACATCGTTTGCCCTTCAGAGGCGTGGCCGATCAGGACGGGGGGAACGCGAAGCCAGCGGCAGACGTCCTCGACCTGAAAGCGGCGCGACATGATCATCTCCGCATCGCGCGGCGAAAGGTTCACACTCTTGAAGTCTACCCCGCCCTCAAGGATGCCCGCCCACGGCGCGTTTGGCCCGGAGTTCGCATCGATAAGCGTGCGCTTTGCGTCGGCGCGCTGTTCATGGGTCAGGGGCCTGGACCCGTTGGGCATGACGAAGAAGCCGCGCGACTTCATCCCCTTCGAGAAGGTCTGCCCCGTCTGGCGCTCGGCGGCCCGACTTATGCCCAAGGTGTTGCGAGCATAGGTGACCGGCGACATACCGACATCGCCATCGCCAAAACCGCGAATATGGAAGACCTTTTCCTCGGGGAGCTTCTCTTCCTTGCCGCGATCGTCGAAGCGGTATTCGAGAGCGCCGTTCTCATTACGATGCACGCCGGTGTCTGCCGGCATGCGGTCGAGCGAGATCAGCCGTCCCGACCCAGCCAGTTGCTTTTCAGCGAAGCCATTGCCGCCGGTGCAGAGACCAAGGCACCGCCCCTCCCAGAACTCGACTGCTGTCTGATCAGCGTTCGGGCTGTCATGGAGGATGCCGTATAGATCATGGCCCGAGATAGGCTGCTTGTCACCGCCAGAATCCCGCTCGTACAGGCTGATCGGCAGCGTTGCGATTGTCTCCGAAATCAACCGGGCCGCAGACCAGAACGCGGATAGCTGCATCGCGGAATGCGCGTTGACCGCCTCGTCGGCGAAATTCTCCTGGCTGAAATAGCCCTGCCAGAACCCGTCATCGACGGGCTGGAGGCCGATCGGCCGATTACGCCAGAAGTTCCACCAAGCCATTACGCGGTCACCGCATTGGCGAGGAAGTCGCCCAGCGACCCGCCGGATTCGGGGTTGCGCGACATGAACATCACCGCGTTGAAGAACGCGATCAGCGGGTCGATCTTCGCCTTGCCGGCGATCTGCTTCGTGATCACGATCGCATTCCCCCGCTGTTCCACCTTCGCGTTGCCGACGCACCAGTCCATCAGGGGCTGGTCGGCGTGCAGAATCGTCTTGTCCTTCAACTTGCGCTCGCTGCCGATGACCGCACTGTTGAGCCGGAAGCCCTGCGCCACCGCGCTAAGTTGGCTCTGGGTGAATCCCACCGCAGCGAGAGCATTAATCAGAGCCGCAACACCTATGGGATCGAGGCCGACCGCATATTCTTCGGGGAACAGCCCCGCCTCGAGTACCTGCGAGAGGATGGCGCAGACCCCGTCGATATCGTCGTTCGGATCCTTGCACTTCGTCAGGTCGCCATTGGCGATGAAGCCGTCTAGCGCCGAGACGATATCCTTCCGGCGCTCCCACACGTCCGGCTGCGCCCAGGCATGCGACCACGACAACCAGATGCGCGGGTCGTCCCGGAGCCGCCCGAGCAGGTTCAGCCCGAGAAGATCGTCCAGTCCGCCGCCGTCGATGCCGGCGGTAGCAACCTCGACCAGTTCGATGAACTGGCTGATGGAGCCGTCCCAAAGCTCCCTGGGCGCCGTCGCCCGTTTCCAATATTGCGCACCGGCCCAGGCATCATGGAGCAGGCCGACGCCGATCTGGACGTTGAGGTGCTTGGCGTAAAACACCTGGCGGTCGGCCATGTCGGCCTGTTGGGCCTCGTCGAACTGCTCCTCGAGCCATTCCTGACTGACCGACCGCCCGATATTCGGGTTGGTGACGTAGAAGTTTTCCGGCTTGAGATGCTCCTGGGCCTTGAGCATCTCGTCGGGGAACTCGTACAGCACCGGCAGCTTGTGCGGCGCGACGACCTTGCCGTCGCGGATATTCCGATACTCGGCGAGCTTCGTCTTGAAGATGCCTTGCGGCGGCTCGTCCGACTGCGTCGTCAGGAACAGCGTGTAGCCTTCGGGGCGCGAAACCTGACCGCCCGTCGCCTCCTTCAACATGGCCGGAGCCTTGGCGCTCTTGCCGAACAGCCACAGCTCGTCGACCAGCACCCGGCTGGCTTTCTTCCCCGACACCGTCGAGGTGTCGGCGGCGACCACCTTCAGGATGGCCTTGGTCGTCCGGTGCGTGATGAGCCGTGTATAATCCTGGATATGGAGGAGCGCGTCCAACTCTTCGTCGGCCCGGATCATCGCCGCCGCCGGCTTGAAACTGTTGTCCGCGACCTCCTTGGTCGGCGCCAGGATCAGGTTTTCGTCTTCGTGCCGCCAGCCGAGCACAAGTTCGGTGAGCATGATCCCGGCGGCCAGCGTCGATTTCGTGTTCTTCTTGCTGATCAGCAGGAGAAACTCGCGGATCAGCTGATGCCCGGTCTCCGGGTCATAGGCCCCGAAGATGGTGGCGACGAAGTCGAGCAGCCACTTGTCGCAGGCCTCGCCGATCGTCGGCTGTCCCGTCACGTCCATGAGCCGCAGCGACGTGAACAGGGCCATCTTGGCCTCGGCGACGTCGGGGAACAGCGGATCGAACGGGATCAGCGATCGGCGGCCCCGGATCCGCTCCTTCCAGTCGGGGCACGCCGTGGACCAGGTCGGCACCTTACTTCACCGCCTTGAGCTGCGGCGGACCGACGCCCCGAAAGCGGTTCGCGATCTCGTTCGCGCGCTCCTGCTGCGCGGCCTTCTTGCCCTGCGGCGCGGCGGCCTCGTTCAAGGTCTTCAGCGCGAGCGCCAGCGTCTTCATCGTGTTCGCGCGGCTCGGCAGGCTGACCGCACGCATCATCGAATCCCGGCGAGCCTCCTCATCGTCGCCGTCGGTCGCCTCGATGATCATGTCTTCCAGCTCGCCGCGCCTGCTGGTGATCACGTCCAGCTCGTCGAGCATCCGGTGAACCAGGCCGCGCCCGCCATCGGCGATCGTGGCGATATCGACCGGCTTTTCCGGGTCGATCGGGGCCGGCGGCGGTGGCGAGCGCACAGGTTCGCACTTTTCCGGGGTGCGAACCTTGCGAACCCAGCCATCGGCTTTCGCACGCTTCCGAATAGCCGTGTCCGAAATCTCGTATCGGTCAGCTATTTCCCGAATGGAATCTTCGCCGGCACAATATTCGAGTTCGATACGCTGCCAAGCGTCAATATCGAGGCGCTTTGCCATCAAGTATCGCCTCCCGGCGAAAGTTCGCACCCCCGACCACCCACCAGGAAATTTTTCGCGCGTGGGGCGAGGGGCGGTACAGGCCGGCGGGGCCGTCTGGGTTTTTACCCCCCCCCGGGGGGTCAACGAAGGTCGGCGGACTGTTCGAGGCGCTGCTTGTGCTTCGAGTGACAGGGCGAGGCGCACAGGGTCTGAAGGTTGCCGTCGTCCCAGAACAGCTTGAGGTCGCCGCGATGGGGGCGTCGGTGATCAGCGACCAGGAGAGACGCGTTGCCTTCGAGCCGTCCGCACATCTGGCAGGTGAAGTTGTCGCGGACGAATGTCGCCATCCGCAGCTTCTTCCAGCGAGCGGTGTTGTACAAGGCCCGCAGCGGGTTGAAGCTGTTGCGCTCGCGCTCGCGGCTTGGTGCGTCGACCGGCGCGGATGCGAGCATCGGCGGGGCGGAACGGAGCAGCGGAGGGGCGCACTTGAGCCGGCCCATGGGCGCCTCCTGTGATTAACTGGTGGCGGGGGCGGGATTTGAACCCGCGACCTTCAGGTTATGAGCCTGACGAGCTACCGGACTGCTCCACCCCACTCGATAGGCGCCGTCCCCGCGATGGTCAGCGAAGCCAAGCGGCGCTTCGCCTCTCGCATCGCAGGGACGGCTGTCCGGCCCCAACGGTCCCGCGCTCGACGCTTGCGCGGGGGTCGGTTGCTTACCACCCGGAACAGTGGCCGGCCGCTTTCGCTGCCGGATCGCCCGTCCTGAAGGGTCAGGGGTGGGCTGCCAAACGGGGACGTCACGGGCCTTGCGGCTTGGACCTGATGTTCAACGATGCAGCCGGTGCCGTGCGTCTAGGCGGCGGGCCATCGCATCGAGAACGCTGGGGCGCTTGCGGCGCGTACCAGATCCCCTCTCGCGGTATGGGAGATGGCGGCATTACCCGCCGAGATCATGACGACCTCCTGATCCACAAATGCAAACGCCCCAGCCGAACGGGCCGGGGCGCATTGCTGGATGCTGATGAATTTATGCGTTGAAACGGTACTCGCGTCAAGCATCTTCCGTTATGAAAGCACGGGGAGGATGGGCAATGTCAGACCAAAACCGTGAACGATCCAACGGGAAGGCCAAGCTCCTTGCTAGCACCGGGCTCCAGCCTATCGCTCACTTCCGTACGCCAGGGATGTCCAACCATTATTCTGTGCGGGTAAAACTCGAAGGAGAGCCACTAAAAGCGGGGCAGCGTGGCCTCGTCGTGTCCCCCGCAATGAAAGTAGATCCGTATTCGAACGTCATAGTGGTCAACGCCGGGGCTCCCGATGCCGAGGAGTTGAGGGCCGGCCTGCTGTTCTGGGATCGGCTTGAGTGGCCCACCAACAACATGGTTCATCAGGCGCATACCGAGGACTTCGAATTCCTTATTTCAGAGGGCGTTCTCACTAGATCGCGGGCTGAATTGTCTGGCTCAGCTGAGATGGCCAGAGGGGTATACGATGCGACCCGGCAAACCTACGCGGCGTTGGACGACCGGGACCAAGGGAGATGGACTGTATCGCGACGCGATGGTTCATCTACGATCATCGGCGATCCTGCGGGAAAAGGCCGTGGATTAAGCCTCACATTGTATCGTGCCATTCCAGTGCCGGCCGGAGAGGTGCCATTCGACGATGTATTGCGCTTTCGAGAGATGCGACGCGCCGAGCTTAGCGCACTGCGCGCCGTCATAGACGAAGCTTATCTCGAAATTCTTGCAGCACCGGACGCGCCATTAGCCGAAATTGCAGCCGTGGACCGCATTGACGCGGCGGTACGCGATCTCCTCGTATGTTCGAGGGAGAATAAATTCCGACAACTCCTCAGCAACCTCGACTTTAGCTTTGATTGGAAGGCGGCTGGAGCGGCAGGATACACTGCGATTTCCCAAGGGCTCCCTCTGATATCGGCCGCCGCTGGCGCTGTGGGAGCAGGGTTCGGCGTCGCCACAGCAATCGGAACCCTACGCCAATACAAGTCGGCTGCAAAATCGCCGTACGAATATGCGGTCGCCATCCATAAAGACTTGCGCTGGACAGGATAATCAGCCGCTTGCCGGAGCATTGATCCAGTCGGCCAGCGGCTGGAGCGCACGGCCCAGCCGCTCGGCGAAACGGGCGCGCTGCACACCGCCTTGGAGCGCCGGCACCATGTCATGCAGCACGATACGGTCGACGAGCGCGAGCATGTGGCTGGGCAGCGTCTCGCGCGCCGCGCGCCACCGCATGCGCGCCTGCGCCTGCCGCTCGGTGACGGCCATCCCGTAGTTGGTCCCGCTCGCGCCCGCATGCGTGATGTCGTACCGCGCCACGACCCGCGCCTCGATGCCGGTCAACTGGTAGATCTCGCGATACCAGTCGGCGGCGTACCACTGCGCATAGGTCAACCGCTTCGCCCTGAGCAGCCGGTCGACATAGCTATCGGCGAACCGGCGCGTCAGCAGCGCGCGCTGCCCGGCGCGGTCGATGGGAGCCTTCACCAACGACATGTGCGCCGCGACCGGCTTGCCCGTCTCGTCCCGGTCGGTGGCGTGCGCCAGCCGCTCCGGCGTCGCTTCGAACGTTGCCGACGGCGCGGCGGGCGCCTTCCTAATCTTCCTGCTCTTCGTCTTTGCCATGTACCCGCTCTTCCCTCGCTCGCTCACGCCGCTTTCGTTTCGCCCGGCCGCGCCACGCCGACCCGCACGCGCAGTTCCTCGCCCAGCACCTCCTGCGCCGCCTCGCGCAGCGGCAAAGCGAAGTGCTGCTCAACCCAACTGGCCTGGAACGTGGTCGGGCTGGTGACGCGCACCTCGCCGCGCCTGATCTCGATCGCCGACACCTTCAGCCAGCTATCATAGGGCGCCGGGCCCATGCGGAGGCGGACGAGCCGGCGGATTTGCCGGACCTGCTCCGTCTCGCCCACCTTCTGCGCCAGCACATCGGCGGCGGCGGCGCTCTCGGCCGGCGCGGGCCGCGTGGCGACGGCGGGCGCGGTGGCGTCGAACCGCTGCCCGGCCTTCACGGCCCGCAGGATGGTCATGTTCTCGCGCAGCAGCCAGTTGTGCCAGGTCCGCGACCAATCCCGCTTGGCGCCGATCGCCCGACCCTCGGCGAGCCAGTGGTTGCGGAACATGATCGCGGTCAGCTCGTAGGCGCCCGCCGGCCACAGCCCGACGACGGCCTGCACCTCCAGCGGCAGGTCGGTGATCGCCGGCGGTTGCCAGTCCTCCGACAGGCGGGAGCCGACGGCGCGCTTCCGGGGCTTGGTGGCCTTGGGCTTCTTCCCTTCACCGAGATCATCACCGGCCGGGCCCGAACCCCCGGCGGGGGTCGGCAGGGCTTTAGCCCTGACGGGGGGAGAAGTGATGGTTCTTGACGGTTTGTCCGAAGCGGCTTCGGGGGTCGACGTCGTTCCCTTCGGGGGTGAAGTCCTTTCGGGGCGAAGCGCCTTCGGGGGCGAAGTCCTTTCGGGGGCGAAGTCCTTTCGGGGGTGGATGGTGTAGCGGCAACCCTTGCCCGGCCGCTCCTCGCGCGTCAGATGCCCAGCCGCCGCGAGCGACTTGATCGCCGCCTGGATGGTGCGGTCGGACTTGCTGCACTTCGCCGTCAGCGTCGCCATCGACGGCCAGCACAGGCCCTCGTCATTGGCGCAGTCGGCCAGCGCGAGAAGGACGATCTTCTCGCTGTCGGGGAGCTGGGTGTCCCAGACGGCGGTCATGATGCGGATGCTCACGCCGCCACCTCGGCGAACATGTCGCCCTGCCGCTGCGCGTCCTCGATGCGCTTGCAGGCGATGTCGAAATACCGCTCGTTCATCTCGATACCGACGAAGCGCCGCCCGGCCATGACGGCGGCGACGCCGGTCGTGCCAGATCCCATGAAGGGGTCGAGGATGACGTCGCCCGGCTTGGTGAAGTCGGCGACGATCTCGGACATCAGCCGGCGCGGCTTCTCGGTCGGGTGCTCGCCGTGCCGCTCCGGGTTGTTGACGAGGTGGGTATAGACGCCGCGCTTACCGCCGGCATTCCAATGCGATCGGCCGGAGCCTCCCCAAGCGCAGACGAACATCTCCACGCCCTGGGCGGGGCACTGGCCGTTCATCTGCGGCATGCTGTCGGGCTTAATCCAGGCGCAGGAGCGCTTATATCTCAGCCGGGATTGGTTGATCGCATCGGCCCAGCGACCAACGCCCTCGGCTGTGCAGAACAGGATGACCCAGCCGTCACAGGAATCGGCCGCGAGGTTCACCACTTGGTCGCGAATGGTGTCGATGCCAGCGAAGTCGAGCTTATCGGTGACCTTGCCGCCATCGTTGCGCTTGATGCCGCCAATGCGGTCCTGCGAGATTTGCTCATAGGGTGGGTCGCTGATGACATGCGCGAAGCGGCCTAGCCCCGGCCAGATCTCTAGGCTGTTGCCCAGATACAGCGTCGCCGCGCCGATCTGCTCCACTCGGCTCATTCGCCCTCTCCCTCAATGATGGTGAACACGACGCAGCCGAGCGGCTGGCGGTGCAGGTGGCGCTCGACCCGGAATCGGCTGTCGTCGACGCGCAGCGCGTCCGCGATGCCGTCCCGGCCGGCCTTGAAGCTGGCCTCGGCATTGTCGTCGTCGCGCCGATCGCGGGCGGGCGGGAACAGGTCCAGCCGCACGCGGATCACGCCCTTGGGCGGAGCCACGACCTTGCTGGCGAGCGCGAGCGCGAAGCAGTCCCGGCGATAGCGGGCGCGGGCGCGGCTCCGCTTGCCCCAATGGACGACCTTGTTCGGGCTGAGCGCGTTCGGCGGATAGTCGCAGATGATACGCTGCCCAGCCGGTGCGCCGAGCTCGATCAGGGCCGCCTCGACGACCTCGGCGGGCGGTGCAGGCCGCGCGGCGGTCATCTGCACCGGGCGCTTGCGCTTCGCCTTGGCCGGCTGGGGCTCGGCCCAGCCGCGGCCGGGCATGAAGGGGGCGAAGGCCCGGCGCATCAGGCGTTCCACTCCCGGAACCCGTGATCGCGGGCGAGCGCGATCATCTCATAGTCGGGCAGCACGCCCAGCCCGGACACGAAGTGATGGCCGCGCCCGTTGTCCGGCGCGCCGTGCGCGGCGCCCCAGGTGCGGCGGGAGCGCTCGTCCAGCCGGATATCCGCGCGAAAGACGTTGGCGTAGAAGCGGCGCAGGTGCTGCGCGGCCTGGCTGGGCACCGACGGGTCGAGTTCGGCGCGGATCACCGGCTTGGTGATGACGATCCGCGTTTCCGACTCCGCGCGCGGCGTGAGTCCGGTATAGACGAACCAGCGCCGGATCGTGCGCGTGTCGCGGTTATAGTGGCGCGACACGGCGATGACCGTCTTCCCTTGTGCGACCTCGGCGAAGTCGGCGGGGACGCGGGCGTTGAGCGGGGCGCCTTCGGGCACATGGCGCACGCCCGATTGACGCCGCCAGCGCATGACCGTGAGCTGGCCGGCGCGGTAGTGCTCGCGCAGCCGGTTGTCGGCCATCTTGCGCGCCAGCTCCGGGAAGTCGGCGGGCATCGGGCGATAGGCCGGACCCGAGCGGCGGGTGGCAGCGGGCGCCGTCATGCCCGCCCCCGCAGATAGGCGTCGCGGTTCTGCCAGATCGGATCGGCCGCCAGCCGCTGCTCGCGCTCCTGGGCGGTGGCGTGGGCGACCTCACCGGCATGGCGTCGGGCCGGACGCGCGGCGCGGCGCTCGGCCAGCGCGCGGTCGTGATCGGCCTTGATCCGCTCGGCGAGCGTCGGCGGGGGCGGCGGCTGGATGCCGAGCCGCGCGGCGAAGGCGCTGAACAGGCCCGTCATGCCGGGATGCCCATCTTGCCGACCGCCTGGGCGAGCTGGCCGCGCAGCTTGGCGATGTCGGCGGTGATCGCCGTGTGGTTGTCGGCCGCCAGCTTCTCCAGGCTGTTGATGTCCGCGCGGATCAGCGCGAACTCGGCGGGCTCCTTGATCTCGCCGAAGGCTTCGCGGCGGAACTCGGTCACCGCCTCGGGCGCCATGCCGGTTTCCTTGGCGATCTTGCCGTCGGTCCAGCCGGCGACATAGCGGCCGTTGTCGGCGTCGAAATGCTGGCTGAGCAGCGTGAACATCTTCGCCGTCGCCTTCACGGCTCCGGCCGAGGGCTTGGAAGCCATGGGCTTCTTCTCCTTGGATTTGGCGGCGCAGGCCGGGCAGAACCGGGGCGGGATGCGCCAGCCGCGCTGGATGAACTTCAGGTCGATGTGGCGCGGGGTCATGATGTGGCGCATCTGGACGGTGTCCGAGGCGGCGCACTGGCCGCACTGGATGCGCGCCTTGAAGACGGTGCCGGTGGTTCCGGTCGATGACGACCAGGACCGGCCCCGTACACCGTCCAGATATTCATGACCCCGCGACATCGGCCTTACTCGGGCCGGCCGAGCAGCAGCGGCAGCTCGGTCGCCGCCGCGACGCGCTGGCAGGCCATCGTGAAGGCGTGGTCGATCGCGTGATCGGTGCGCCAGAGGTCGTACCAGAAGACGATGCCCTCGCCGGTCTTGCGATAGCGGAGGCGCGCGGCGATCCGGTAGTAGCCGTCGGCGTAGAAGACCGGGATTGCGATCAGGAACAGGCTGGGCACCTTCAGGGGCTTGCCGTCCTGGCTGGTGTGGTTGACCTCGAAGGTCAGCTCGCCCTCGCCGCTCGACAGGCGGTTGGCCTGCTTCACCACGGCGCTTTCATAGACCTGGAGGCCGCGCGACAGCTCCATCAGCTTCGCGGGGTCGGCGATCGTCTCGGTGCCGCCGCACGAATTGATGTACTTCTGCAGCTCCTCGCTGACCGTGTCCTCGCCGGCGATCAGGCCGACGACGTCGACGATGCGTTCCTCGAGGAACTCGGCGAAGGCGGCCATCGGCATGGTCTTGCCGTCCATCGCCTTCCACGCTTTCCACTCCTCGCTGAGCGGGAACGCGTAGTGGCTGCGATGCTTGCCGAAGCGCGGGGCGGTATCGGTCGCACCACCGGCCGGGTGATAGTCGAGCACGGCGGTGATCGTGGGGGCCGAGCGGTTGTTGTCGGCGAAGATGACGCTCTGCTCGTCCTTGAAGCGGCAGATGTGATCGATCAGAGCATCGAGCGACAGCAAGTTTGCCGTGCCGTGGCGGAAGCGCGGGCGGACCGCCCAGGGCTCGACCTGGTCAGGCCGCAGAACTTCGACGTTGTCGCCGGTCTTGACGATCGGCAGGCTGATCGACCGGCCGGCATCGCTGATGCTGAAATAGCTGATCTCGGGCTTGATGTAGGTTTCGACGAGGTCGCGCGTCTCGCGCACGATGCTGCCGAGGGTCTGGTCGTCATGGTCCATTGAGGATTCCTTTCGGGGTGCGGGCTGGGTCAGGCGTCGCGAACGCGGCCCGCGGGCGCGCTGGCGTCACGGATTCCGAACAGCTCGCGCTGGTTCGGCCGGGTGCGGGTCGGGCGGTTGTCCTCGGTCAGCCACATGACCGACTTCGGCCGGCGCTCTTCGGGCATCGTGATCTTGAAGGCCGACTTGATCTCGGTGACGCCGCCGTCCTGGTTGAAGTCGAAGGTCAGGACGAGCTTGCCCTTGGCCTTGCCGCCGTTGTGCTGGGCGTGGTCGCTGAGCGCGGCGTTGAGGTCGCGCAGCTTGCCGAACACGTCGGCGTCGAACTGGCCGTCCTCGACCGAGCGGACAAAGTCGCCCAGCGTGTTGCATGCGCCGGGCACATGGCCGCCGTCGGCGGCGCGATAGCCCTGATCGATAATCTGATCCCGAGCCGGGATCGGTTCATTGTCCATGGGTCACCTCCTTCAGGCGCGCGTCAGGCCCCGCGCGTTCACGCGTGAAATCGCCGCCGGAAGCGGGTCCGGCGTGCCTGTTGCTGTTGAAAATCCCCCGGCTGGGTTGATCCGGCCGGTCCGCTAAACCTTAACCGCCCACCACGCGCACGCGCCCCGGACGGGTGTCCCGGATAACCGAGCACCGATCGAGCCACGCGCCGGACGCGTTGTGGATCTCCCGCATCAGCTCCTCGCCGGCGAGATATTCGGAATGCACGACCTGCTCGCCGCCGGGGCTACTCGGGTGCTGGACCTCGCGGATCATCACCAGCGCGCGCGCCAGCGTCAGCGTCAGGTCGGAGAGGTTGTCGGCGGCGTCCTTCGCCACGACTTTGCAGCCGTACAGCTCGCCGATGTCGTCGAACACGCCCGCTTCCGGCACCGCGAGGTGCGCATCGAACAGGCGCTTGGGGTGCGGGACGCTGCCGCCGAAGATGTTGCGGAGCTGCTTGGTGGTGCAGTCCATGATGTAGGCGAGCGCCTTCGCGCCCACCTTACGCTCGGCGCGGCCGAGGCCAGCCGCGAGCGCGCCGTGGAACTCGTCTTCCGTGACGGTGCTCATTTCGGGAACGACATTACCGGGACGCGGCATCAATATGGCCTCCATGAAAAGCAGCCCATCACGCCGCCCGACCCGCATGCCCGAAATCGTCGTTCGTCGACACGAACCGGCGGTCGGTGGCGAGCGCCCGGCGCGGGTCGGCGGCGGTGCCGAAATCGTCCTCGACGATGCCGGGCACGGCGACGCAGCGCCCGCTGTGGCGCTCGATCTTGTAGAAGTGCAGCGGCTCGACCAGCCGGCGCGGACGCCCGCTGACGACCGCCACGAAATTGCGATGCGGCTTGATCATGCGGCCTCCTTGCGTCCAGCCGTCGACCGGCGGCGACGCTTGCCGGCCTCGGTGGGCAGAACGATTCCCGCCTCTTTCGCGACGAGCTGCAAATGAGCCAGCCGGGAACGCGGGATGCCCTTCTTCCGCCAGGAATGGACGGTCGAAAGCGGCGCCATCGTTGCCCGTGACACGGCGGTCGTTCCGCCGAGGGCATCGATAATCAGGTCAGCGAGCGTCTTCATAATGCCCAATCTGCGACATTCGCAGATAGATTGCAAGCGAAGTCTGCGATTTCAGCAGTTGCGATATTCGCAGATGGAGGGTTCACAGAGTTATGACCCCAGACGAGATCAGGGCCGCGATGGCGGCGCGCGGCCTAACGGTGCGACAGCTCGCCGGCTTGGCCAAGATGAACGAAAACCATCTGACCAAATCGCTCGGAGCGGCAGGACGCCGCTTCACGGTGTCGGAGATGGATCGCATTCGCGCGGTGTTGATCGACGATGACGACCCCAATGCCGAGCCCCCTCAGATTCGCACGATACCGCTGCTAGGGGAGGTGCCAGCGGGGGCGCTCGCACCGGCGCTGCAGCGGGCCGGGCGGCGGCTGGCGGTGTCAGATCCGGAGACTCCGCCGAGGGCCTATGCCCTCACGGTGCGCGGCGATTCGATGGACTTGATCGTGCCCGACGGTTCGACCTTGGTCATAGACCCGGACGATTTGAAGCTTTGGCCGGGGCGCCGCTACGTCGTACAGACCGAGGACGGTCAAACGACCTTCAAGGAGTTCCAGGCCGATCCGGCTCGCCTTGTGCCCTGCTCCAGCAACCCGGAGCACAAGGAGATCATGCTTGGAAGCGAGCCGGTCAAAGTGCTCGGCCGCGTCTTTTCCTACTCCATGCGGGACGTTCCTAGGCGCGCAGTTTGAGCTGATCCTCGTGGATCCACTCCAGGCCGGCGATCGCGTCTAGGAAGAAGCGGCCCTCTTCGTCGAACGATCCTAACTGCAACTCGATGGCGTCGAATCGGGCCTGGCGTTTGGTCGGGCGCCACGGGCCGCGCGGCTTTCCGAAAGCCGTGATTCGATAATAGAGCGCCATCTCATCTCCCCTGTGTCGACTCAATGCTGAGAACATATTAGGAACATCGGCGGTCGCGAGTCTAGCGATATGCGATAGTCGCAGATTTATCGCTTGACGACTATGCGATAAACGCAGATACATTGCCCATCGCCACCTGATCGGCCGCGCCGCGGCGCGAGACGGTGGCCCTGATGGGAGCCAGCCGTGCACCAGCACCTTTCCGAAAGTTCGCAGCAGCGCGGCGACCGCCTGCTCGCCGAGTTCCAAGCCGAGCGCTCCGGCGCCGCACCGATCGTCCGCCCCAGCCGCTGGCAGCGCATCCGCCGCGCGCTCCGTCCGTGGGTCGCCGGCTTCGACAACCCGTACATGGACGCGCTGTGGCTGGCGTTCATGATCTATTTCGCGGTGCTGCACGTCATCCTCGCGGCGATGTGGATCGCCGACCACCAAGCCCCCCCGACCTCGGGCGCTTTCAGCGCTGATGAGGTCGCCTCCCGCCCCGCCGCCATCCCCCTCGGCGGCGGGGCAAACGGGGAGGCGCGCTGATGGCCCGCTTGTCCGACGACACCCCGATGAAGCGGGTCGATGGCGACCTGCTGACCTTCGATCAGATGGTCGAGCGGGCCGACCGCGCGACGCTGTACTCGATCCTTTCCGCCGACGGCGCGGGCATGGGCTGTGGCGAGCATGACGAGATCGTCGGCTTCGTCGCAGATGGTATCTTCGCGGCGGCCGATATCCGCCTGCGCGCAATCGCGGCGGCCGTCTGATGCGGTACATCGACGTCTGCGCCGGCATCTCCGCGACGACGGTCGCTTGCCGTCCGATGGGCTGGCGGGCGGTGGCCTACAGCGAGATCTCGCCCGCGCCTCGCGCGGTGCTGGCCCACCACTATCCCGAAACGCCCCTTCATGGCGATTTCACCACGATCCGGGGCGATGAATATGGATCAGCTGACGTTCTGGTCGGAGGAACCCCCTGTCAGGACAATAGCGCTGGCTATGCCGCCGGAGCTGGCGTCGCGGGCGCTGGCCTTGGCGGGAGCCGTAGCGGTCTCGCTTTCGACTTCGCGCAGCTCGCAGACCGCGCCGGCGTCCGCTGGTTCGTCTGGGAGAACGTCCCGAACGTGCTCAGCGCGCGCTTGGCGCCCGGTTTCCGGCGACTGGTCGAGACCTTTGTCGAGCTGGGGTTTGGCTGCGCGTGGCGAGTGCTGGACAGTCGCGGGCTCGGAGGTCTCGTCGACCAGCCGCGGCGCCGCGTCATCATGGTCGGATATCGTGGAGACGCTGCCCGAGCCGGCGCGGTATTATTTGAGCCGGAGGGCCTTGACGGGCATCCGCCGGCGCACCCGGAAGCCGCGCCTCTTCTCACCCGCCTCGGGGGCATGGCTCTCGACGACCGAACGCCGTGCATCATGGATGCGCGCGGAGCCCGCATAGCCACGCCGCTCGAATGGGAACGGGCGATGGGGTTCCCCGACAACTACACCCTCGTTCCCTACCGCCGGGGTCTCATGGCCGACGGTCCGCGCTACGAGATGCTCGGCAACTCGATGGACGTGGCGATGATGCGCTGGGTCGGTCACCGGCTCGCGGCGGTGGACGCTCTGGATAGGGAGGCCGCCTGATGTCCGTCACCATCTTCGCCGCGGCCGTCGCCTTCTGGCTGACGGGCATGATCCCGCTGGCGGTCTTCGACGCCTGCGAGCCCGATTGGGACCGTGTGACCTGGGCCGAGCGCATGGTCTTCTATTGGCTCTGGCCGCTCTTCGCCGGCCTCTATTGGTACGACACGGGGGTGCTCCCGCCGTATTTCGCGCCGTGGAGCGACCGCTGATGCTCCGCCACCGCAACCCGCCGCAGGTCCTGGAACTGCCCGAGACGGTGCATATCACGCCGTCGCGCCACAATCCGTGGCGGGCGTCGAAGGAGCCGGGCGCCCGCTTCACCTATCGGCAGCTCGACGTGATGGAGAGGGCCGGGATCGACCCCGACACCTGCGAGACGGTGCGGGTCTATGACAAGGCGACGACGCGCGAAATGTGGTGGCCCGACACGGATGAGCCGCCCGTGTTCGCCTTCAACTGCCCGGTGCTGGAAATCCGCCCCTGCGGCTTCCGCCTCGTCATCGCCCCGGCCGGTGACTGCAAGATCGTCCACGAAAGCGGGCGGATAAAAGGCGGCGAGCCGCTGCCGAGGGGAATCAACGAGCACAATACAGCCCATCAAAAAGGGGAATCCCGATGAACCTCGAATATGCCAGCATCGAGGACATGCAGGCTTGGGCGCGCGGGAAGATGCAGCGGGCGCCCGACTTCGTCATCGGCGAGGCGGAGCGGCCCTATATGCGCCGCTGGTGGCAGGTGCCGCGCAACGAACTGCAGAACGTCTATCTCCATGAGATCCTGCGCAGCGACGAGGACCGCGCCGGCCACGATCACCCATGGGACAACACCTCAGTCGTGATCGAGGGCGGCTATTGGGAGGTCATCTACGACGCCGCCCAGCCGTGGATCGCGATCGATCGCCTGTGGCGCGGCCCGGGATCGGTCGTCTCGCGCCTGGCGACCGATACGCATCAGTTGATCCTCCCCGATGGCGGTCGCGCCGTCAGCCTGTTCCTGACCGGCCCGAAGCTCAGGGAATGGGGCTTCTGGTGTCCCGAGGGCAAGGGCTGGGTGCATTGGCAGGACTTCACCGCTGGCGAGCATGGCGAGATCGTCGGCCGTGGCTGCGGGGAGTAAGGCGCCCGTGCCCCGCTGGATGCATCACCCCTGGTTCGTCCCGCCGTCGGCAGCCGAATCCCTCCGCTTCCACCTCAACCGACTGAAGGAGGCCAGCCGTGGCCGTGTTTGATGAAGAGGCTGCCAGTAACCGATGCTCCCGCATGTGGCGCAAGCTCGGCGGCTTGTACGAGCGCGCTGCCTACGAGGCGGTCGAACAGGGCTTGATGCATAGGGCCCTCGACGCCGCTCGACGGGCGGAAGTCTGCTTCTGGCAGGCTACCGGCTCGATGGAGTTCACGCTGATGAAGGAGGTCGCACCGGCCTCGGAAGAGAAACCAGCATGACCACCGACCCCACCCGCGCGGCGGAGATCGTCGTTGCTTCGAAAGAAGCTCGTTCGGCAGCGGCAGACTTGTATCTCGCACAACAAGGCGAACCACATAGCCCGCACGATCTCGCCACCGCTGAGGCAATACGCTCCGGCCTGAACGATCATTGGGAGGTGGTCCAAGCCTTCGCTCGATATGAAGCACAGGACAGCGCCCGGCTCGACTGGCTCGATAGGGTCAACGCCAACATGAACGAATGGAACGGGACTCGGTACGGTTGGAAGTACGACATCAACCATAACCGCGCCGCGCTGACCGACCATAATTGGCCACCGCTGAGCGTTCGCGAGGCGATCGATCAAGCTCGTGAGAGGAGCGCGAAATGAAGCTTTCCGATCTCATCCAAGTGACCGACGAGAAGGGCTTCGTCACCCTTCATGAACCAGACGAAGATGGCAACGCCGGGGATCTCGTGTTCTCGGTCTGGCGCGATGACTGGCTCTCTGTCCTCCGCCCCACCGATACCGCGAGGGCGGGGGAAGATGTGCCAATCGACATGGTTCTGCACTGTCCGGCGTGTGGGTTGCAGCATATCGACACGCCAGATTTAGCGCCAGTTCAGCATGAGGATGGTAGCGCGTCTCTATGGGATAATCCGCCGCACCGCTCGCACCTGTGCCATGGCTGCGGCCACATATGGCGCCCGGCTGACGTGCCGACCAATGGTGTCGAGTATGTCCAGACGAAGGGCAAGGCGGACAGCCCACTTGTCTTTCGCGCCACCCCCTCGCCTGTAACGGATGAGACGGCACTGAGCGGGGAGGCGCTTGGATATTCCAGAATGGCCTCTACAGGTCGGTGCGACTTTGAGCAGCTTCGGGAGGCACTCGCAGAAGCAACAACCGGCAACCGTGGCCTGACTGACAATTGGCCTGATAATATCTATCCGGGGCACGTTGGCGTTCAAGGAATCAACTACAATTCACTCAATCGCATCGTGACCGCCTTTGTTGACGCCGCCCTCGCATCCACCCCACAACTGGCGGCAGCGGAGACGGTGGAGCAGGCCGTAGCAGCCGAGCGTGAGCGGTGCGCGAAGATTTGTGATCGAGAGGCAACGCTTCGTATTCAACGCGCCGGAAGCAACGATTCAAATTGGGGCGATCCATCCGTTCAAATTCATAAATCGGTCACTGCCAAAAGACTTGCCACGGCCATCCGCCAGAGCGCGAAGGGCGGCGAGTGATGGGCTGCAAATGCCATCGCTGCGTCAGCGAGTATACGATTGCCAATCCGCTGCCGAAAAGCAAAATGTGGTTGCGCGGGCTGATCGATCCACGCCTTCATCGCATGTTTCTCTGTGAGATCTGCGGCAACAAGCGTTGCCCACATGCGACCGATCATCGGTTCGCGTGCACCAATAGTAACGAGCCTGGTCAAGCGGGAAGCCGATACGCCCATCCTCCCACCCCCTCGCCTGTAACGGATGAGACGCTGACAGACGAAGTGCAGCGGCTGATCGCAATCGCTTATGCTGCGGGGTGCCAGGCTGTACACGATAACTATCAGGAAGATCGCGATCCCGATTTCAGCGAAGCGGCTTCCGACTATGCGCGAAGCATTGACCTGGCCGCCCTCGCATCCACCCCACAACCGGCGGCAGCGGAGACGGTGGAGCGGGCTGTAGCAGCCGAGCGCGAGCGGTGCGCGAAGATACTCGATGATCGCGCTGCTTATTTCGATCGCACAACGGGGCATTTCGACAGAGAGGACGCGGCCCGTAGCTATCGAGCATCTGCCGCAGACGTCCGCCGGGGCGCGAAGGGCGGCGAGTGATGGCTTACTTTTCGAACATGACAGAGTGGGAGTTCTGGGCAGCGGATAACTGTTTCAAGTGCTCTCACTGGCCGAAGGACGATGCGCCTGCGTGCCCAGTCGAGATGGCGCACACGCTCTACAGCTATGAGCTGTGCAGCCACACTGACCATCCCGGCAAGGTGATCCTAGACCTTCTCATCCCGCAATCGAAAAGAGGAGGTCCCGGAAAGTGTGCGATGTTCCAACACAAGAACGGCATCACCGACAAGCATCTGCGCGACTGGGACAAATACAAGGCCGCCATGGCTGAGATGAAAGAGGCGGCACAACGCCCCACCCCCGGAGCCGACCAATGAGCGAAGATAATGCGCCCGACGTTGCGGCGATTGCGGAGCGGTTGAGCGATCCGTTCCAGAACGCGACCCACATCGAGGTCGATGCCGAAGTTCGCTACTGGGAAGATGCGACCGTCAACGGCGTGGTCGATGCCGACGGCAGCCTGATCCCCGGCAGGGATGGCGACCTATGGAAGCTGCGTATCGATCTCCTCGACGGCATTGTCGAGGATTGGCCGACAGATACCGTCGCGTCCATCCACTACAAGGTCTGCGACCAAGGCTTGTACTGGCTCACTGACGCCGCCGGCCGGCGCATCGCCAAGTGGCGCGGCCATTACGTCCCCGACGCCTTCCTCTGTCACGGCAGCGAGGGTTTCGGTGACTACATCATCATGAACGTCGAAATCGGCGGCGGCATCGTTGGCTACCAGACGCCGTCGATCGACCGCGATCGTTGGCACCTCATGGAGAAGAACGATGTCCAGGGATGAGCAGGCGCGGGCGCGGGTGGACGACATCGCCCGCTTCTTCTTCGAGATCGGCTATGGAGCTTGCTGGGCTGATGCCTTCATCGCAAATGGCGAGAAGGCGCCGTTCCCGCTGAGTGATGCCGGCATAGATCGTGCGTGGGAGATCGCTCCTGAAGCCACCGCCGACCCTGCCGAGTTCGACCGGATGCGGATGCTCGCAGATAGCCACCGTATCGAAGCCCTCCGAGGCGCTTCCGGCGGTGGGGTGGCTCGCGGGACGGTGAAGGACGCCGATGTCGACGCGCTCCGCTATCTGCTGAACTGGGGCGAGAGCAAGTCGCGCATCCGTACCATCATGCGGACGGTCACCGACGATGGCGAAACCACTCAAGATCGTCTTGAGCGGCTGTGGAACGCTCTCGTTCGCCCCGCCCCCGACCACCCCGCAGAAAACGCAACGTCCTCGGGCGAGCGGGAGGCAGCGGTTGAGATCGAAGGGTCGATATACGATGGCATCGCCGCCGCGCTGGTCCGCGACGGAAAGACGATCGCCCATGTGATCGAATACCGGGACGCGGTGGAGATTGCGGCCGCCCTCGCGCGCAGCGGCAAGGGGGAGGGGCGATGAGCACCTGGCGCGAGCGGGCGCATGCGTTCATCGCGACGTTGCCGATCCCAGCCGATGCGGACGCGAAAGCGTGTCGGAAGATATTCCGCGAGCACGGCCACCGCTTCCACGGCGGCACCTATTGGGGCCGCAAGGCATGGGGCAAGGCGACGCGCGAGACGCTGATCCGCCGCGGCCTCGTCGAATCGCCGCTCAAGGCGATGCCCCTCCTCCCAGCCGACATCATCTTTCCATTTCGCGATGAAGGGCGCGCATCATGACCACCGAATCGACCAGCGCAGTCCCGGCCGACGAGGATCTGCTGACGATCACCGACATCATCGAGCGGACGAAGAAGGACCGGGCCACGATCTACCGCTGGATCAAGCGGGGCATCTTTCCGGCCGGCCGGCTGACCGGGCCGAACAGCCGCGCCTGGACGCGCAGGGAGTATCGCGACTGGCTTGAAAGCCGCGCCGCTTGAAGGTCGCCTAATCGATATAGACCAGCTCTTCGGCCGGCTTCATGCCGGCGAGAAGTGCATCCGCCCATTCCTGCGCGATTCGTCCGTACTCGCCAAGGTGCTCGGCGCGGTTGTAGCGCAGCTCAGATGCCGACATGCCTTCGGGAACGTGCGCCAGCATCAGGTCGATGATCTGCCTGTCGTTGGCGCGGCTCGCATCGCCGCCCTTCACCGCGGCCTTGGCGCGCGCGTTCATGATGGTGGAGAAGGCCGCGCGCCAGCCGTGCGGAACGTGCTCGTCGCCATAGCCCAGCCGCCGATAGGCCATCCGCAGCGCGTCACCACTGATCGGGCGCTTCCAGCCGCGCGCCGACGGGAACAGGTAGGGCGATCGACCAGTCACGTGGCGAAGCTGCTTAAGCGCCGCGACCGCCTGCCAGGACAGGACCAGGACGTGGTCGAATGCCTCGTCGGCCTTCTTGTCGCTTTCCAACTTCATCCGCTCGGCGGAGATACGCCAGAGCGGTCGCAGCGGCCCGATGAAGTCGCCCGTCCAGTCGACGCCCTCGATCTCGCTCCACTGTGCGGATGCGAGCACGCCCGGCCGCACGGCTGTAAGCGCCAGCATGCGGTTCGCGAAGCGCACGACCGGGCCAACATCCCGCGCAGCCTCGAAGGCGCGCAGGAACGTGCGCAGGGCTCCGAGATCGGTGATCGCGGGATATTTCTGGGGAGGGGGCGCTTTAGGCAAGGCTTTGCCCAGCGTGGCAGCCACGTCAGCGTCGCAGAGGCCTTCGGCCATGCCAAAGACGAAGACAGCCGAAACATATTGGCGGATCCGATGCGCGGTCTCGATCGAACCGCGCCGGACAATGGTCCGCAGGGCGGCGAGCACGACCGGGCCCGTCACCTCGCGGATCGGGAGCTTGCCGAACTTGGGAAAGATGTCACGCTCGAGCGCTCGGATGATCAACGCGTGATAGCGGGGCTCCAGCCGCCCCGCCTGGGCGGCGTGCCAGCGGCGGCCGACCGTCTCATAGGTAGCGTCGGCGGCGTCGATCGCCTCGGCGATCGCCTTGATCTTCTCGATCGCCGGGTCGCGGTGCTCGCGCAGCTGGCGCCGGGCAGCATCGCGCCGGTCGCGCGCCTCTGCCAGCGACACCTCGGGATAGAGCCCGAACGTCAGCCGCTTTTCCTTGCCGGCGAAACGGTACTTGAATCGCCACGACCGGGCCCCGGCGGCCGTCACATAGAGATATAGCCCCGCCGAGTCCGCGAGTTTATAAGGCGCGTCCTTCTTCTTCGCGTCTCGGCAGGCTTTGTCGGTTAGCGGCATCGGTGCCCCCACTTCGCAGAATCGGTGCCCCCAAAGTGCCCCCGATGACCCCGCGCTTGGATGCGCCGCGATGCGACACCTTGCGACAAGAGCACAGAACGAGGGCTCCAGAAAGCCCGGAGAATATGGGGATTTTGCGTCGGGATGCGCCCAGATGCAAGGGCGGGATGGTGGAAGGGGCTGGATTCGAACCAGCGTACGCTCACGCGGGCAGATTTACAGTCCTGTTAGAGCTTTGGCGGCCAAGGGCGATGGATAGCTAAGTAGGTGTTTTTAAAGAGCTTTCAAATAATCACGCTTTCGTAACAGTGTGTGTAGGGCGATGAGGGGTGATGCAGGTTTACACCAAAATTACACACGCCTGCCCCGACCAATTACGCGGATTTGGCGGGGTCTCCCCCTTGCGCCCGAATTCATAATGAGCAAATTGGTCCTGTCGCCCTGAGAGGGGCGATGGGGCGTCGTAACCCCGGATGGAACCGCCGGTCGAACCTGTTTCGGCCGGGTGGCAACGCTATGTCCAAGGTGCAAGCCCAAAGGCGTTGCGCCTGAAGGGTTCCTCCAGGTTACGAACGCCCGGCTTTTCGGCCGGGTAGCCCCTGATCAAGATAACGGGGGCGTGAGGGATGACCGATTTCCTTTTCTCTAAATCCGCGAGGTTGCTTGTTGCCGTTGGCGCTATCGCCACCTTGGCTGGCTGCGCGTCGAGATCAGACATTCTTTCTAGGGATGCAGCCCGAGTTTATACGTCGGACCGAGGCCGCGAGGTTATAACCGACTGCCTCCAAAATAGGCTCACCTCGGAAGTGATAACAAGTCGTGTCGAGCGACGTGCAGACGAAAATATCGTGTCGTTTGGTTCGACGATGGGGGGTGCCATTCTCGTTTTCATCGTTCGCGATCAGGGCGCGGGATCAGTCATTGAAATGCGCCGCCGCTTTTCGATAACGCCCGGCAGGCTCAACGCCGAAACCTGCTTTTAGTCCGGTTGGAGGTGGACATGACCAACGGACTGATAGATTGCCCGGCATGCGGCAGCACGATCCAGCGCGCGTCCGAACGATGCCGATATTGCGATGCTGCCATCCAACAATCCAGCCCCGCTGATCGGCAGGGAAGCGCGGCGGCAGAACCAGCTTCATATAACCGATCAAGGCCGCGAATAGCCCAACCGTCCCTAGGAGAAAATGGACTATCGGCAATTCCCGGCCTTTCAAAGCCTCGTAGCCCTGCCTCAGGCAATTATGGCAGTAAGATACTGACCGCTGCAATTTTGAGCGCGGCAATCGGCGGAGGCGCCTATTTCCTCTGGTCGAACAGTGCGACGACTATCGCCAAAGAAGAGGTGGCAAAGCAGCTTAAGGACCCGTCGTCTGCGAAGTTCACTGATATCGAGAAATGTGAATTGCCCGGCGGGCACTACCTTGTAACCGGCCACGTTAATGCCAAGAACGCGTATGGAGCCTATTCAGGTAAACATTTCTTCCTATCGGAATTAGGATTAGTTGGAAGCGAGTGGCTTACCTTTGAAACATCGATAGCTGATGACGATTATGATGAGGATAATCTTGCATCAGTTTATCGACGTGAACAATTGTACGATTTAAAGGATGAGCGGACTTGTGCCGAGAATTTCCAACGCGCTTTGGCACTTCGGAATGGCGAACCTGTGGGGTTCGCACCTGATGAAATGCCGGTTGATAACGCGGCACTCGAACAGGGGATGGACCAATGACGACGATCCAATCCTAAACAGTGATCATGAACGATCGAAACAGAGGCGGTTGCTCATCGGGCCAGCGCAAGCGGGCCCATTAGTTCCTACCCCCTCTTGATCCGTCGCTCGGGCATCGGCCGTCCATCGTCGAGTTGGACCTGTACCTCAGTCCAAAAGTCATGGACGGCTTGCCTTCGATAAGGATGGCTAAGGCATTCTCCTATCTTGGCCGTATCATTGAACCCTAGGCCATGGATGATGCAGCTTATCGCCCGCCCCAGGTTACAATGCCGCATATAGCGGCCCCCATCGGTCGTTTTGGAATGGTCCTCCTGCATTGCGGTCCAGAAATATTCGAAGGCTTCGCGTCCTCCGTGGCTCTGGGAAAACAGATAGGCGAGGCAGAATCTAAGCGACCAACTCGGCTGGATCGGACCATCTCCACTTTCCCGGCGGACTTCCTGAAGGGCGGCGAGGGCCTTGAAAATCAGGTGCTCCCGAACAGTGATCATGGAGGCTAAATCAGGGGCAATTGCTCGCCCTGATCGGCGCGAACCATGAAACAGGCACGGGCAGCTTCAACAGCACGGCGATAATGGATGGTGCCGAATTTCTCGGCCTCCTCGAACCCTACCGGGGCAAGCTCATCGGTCGGATAGACGGTATCGTAAACAGCGCGGGCCGCCGCCCGCAAACGGAGATCATGCTCCATTTCCGCTTCCTCATAGAACGAATCTGATGGGCGGAATATGGAACATAGAGAGAACAAAATTCAAGCCCCCTTTTGGACCGGCTTTCGCTCCCAATCACGATCGGGATGCCGTAATGAGCGCTAGAAGGGATCGGGGGATTTCCATGAGTGATGACCTGTTGGCCAAGGCGAAGGCCAAGTTGGACCGCGAGCTACTGGACATAGAGAGTAGGCCCGACCTGTCCGACGATAAGAAGGTCGATCAAATTATCGTGATCTTCTCCACGGCCTGCGCAGCGATAGCTATCCAGCCGATACCTTTCGCCGACTTCTTCATTCTTACCCCATTGCAGGCCTACATGGGCGCTCGCCTAGCGGCCATCCGGGGCGTCCCGCTCAGCGAAGCTCAAGCTGCGGAGATCGTGAAGGAAATAATGGGCGTTGTCGGCATGGGTCTTGTTGCCCAGCAAGCAGGAATTGCCGCAGCCAAAATCTTCTTTCCGATCGTAGGGGGTGTTGCCACCCTCCCGGTCGTGTTCGGGCTGACCTACGCCATCGGCAAGGTCATGGATTTTTATCTGTTAAACAAGGCGGCTGGTCGGGCTCCAAATGCAGCAGAACTAAAGGCGGCTTGGAAGCAAGCAGCCATTCTAGGAAAGTCGAAAGCTAAGCGCCATCGGCCAGCAAAGGAAGCACTCATAACCAATATCGCTACTAGACAAGTAGCAAAAATCATAACAATACCACCACCATGTGACGACAAAGTTAAAGACCCTCAGTCCGACGAGCCCGGCCTAGCAGAAGCGCTATTCAAGATTGGGTTTTTCTTAGGCCTGGCGGTGGCCGGTATATTTATCTTAATACATCTTATTTATGCAATTTTTCTCCCTACAGGATTCTAGGACTCTCAGACTCCCGCCGGAGGTGAGCAGTAAACGGCCTATGAAGCAACATATCGCGAGTGTCCTAACGGCGGCCTTGGCAACAGCATCATATGCCCATAGCGGCGGGCTGAATGCCGAGGGATGCCATACGAACCGCAAGACAGGGGATTATCACTGTCATAGCGGAGGAGGCGGCAACAACGCTCCTAGGGGCTCTTACGGCTTGATAGGATCGGGGTCGGGGTCATCGTCGAGACCATACCCCAATTGCGCCGCTGCTAGAGCGGCCGGGGCTGCACCTGTCTATGCAGGCACGCCGGGCTATGGTCCGCATCTGGATCGTGATGGTGATGGGGTAGGATGCGAGAGGTGACTTCCGGGGGCAATAGCCCAAAATGCCTGGAACGGGGGTGGTTAGCTGCCACCATCCGGAATAACTCCGCTTTCGGAGTTTGCCCTGCCGGTTTCTCGAACAATGGGACGATCGCGAACGAGCATTGACGGTTCGAATTGCCATGCGGGGATAGTCGGTAGAGTTTCATCCGCTCCTTCAATTCGATAGTTAAACACCGGGCTAACAAGTAGACGTAGCGCGCGCAAGTCGCACGCTGCCGCATGGAGCGCGAAAAGATTAAAGTGGATATCTTCCATCTTTTCACGCTCTTTAATGCCGGTGAAGTTCATATTTACCCAGCATTCCGGATTATAATCCGACATCACCGTTAGGAAGTGCGTAAGACGATCCCGGAAAAACTGGATATCCCCCATATGACTGAACAATTGGTCAACAAATTTCTTCCGGTCTTCATCCGCGCCTGTGACCCGCAGAAGGCGCTTGATAGTATCTTTTAGGGGCGACATGCGCTGCCCGCCCAGCATAGCGATTACCGCATCATCCCGCTTTTCAAAGCGGGTAACCGCCGCATAGACTGAACATGTTAGCTCATGCTCAAGTGCCGTGTAGCTATGATGTAGCTCTCCCAACAGACGGAAGAAGTGCTCGGTCGCTTGGCCTTTGTTGAACGGGGCGGATGCGGTCTGGGCCATGAGGCATATTGCTCGTGTTTGTGACGTGTGCAACGGGGTCGCGTGCCGCCTTTCGATCCAGTGCAT